TGCCGAACATTACCGGTTCTACCTTCCTTGGTGGTCATGCCTACTACAACCCAACCGGACTGTAAGGGGAAACTTAAATGGCTATTTCACGCGCACAACTACTGAAAGAGCTGCTCCCCGGCCTGAACGCCCTGTTCGGTCTGGAGTATGCGAAGTATGGCGAAGAGCACAAGGAGATCTACGAAACGGAGACTTCCGAGCGCTCATTTGAAGAGGAAACCAAGCTGTCAGGCTTTACTGCTGCCCCTGTGAAGAACGAAGGTGCTGCAATTGCTTATGACAACGCGCAAGAAGCTTGGACTGCTCGTTATACGCACGAAACCATTGCATACGGCTTTTCAATCACTGAAGAAGCGATTGAAGATAACTTGTACGACAGCTTGTCTGCTCGTTATACAAAAGCCCTTGCACGGTCTATGGCGTACACCAAGCAGGTTAAAGCTGCTGCTGTATTGAATAACGGGTTTGCCGCTACTGTGACTTACGGTGATGGTCAGCCCTTGTTCTCAACATCACATCCGCTGGTTTCTGGTGGTGTAAACAGCAACACGACCGCTACGGGCGTGGATCTTAACGAAACCTCGTTGGAAAATGCAGTGATTCAGATTGCTGCATGGACTGACGAACGTGGACTTTTGATTGCTGCTAAACCCCGCAAGCTTATTGTTCCTCCTGCTTTGATGTTCGTGGCAACCCGCCTGTTGGAAACCGAACTCCGTGTCGGTACTAACAACAACGACATCAACGCCCTGAAGAACAACGGTTCGATTCCCGAGGGTTACACGGTCAATCACTTTTTGACCGATACAAACGCTTGGTTCCTGACAACCGATGTTCCTAATGGCCTGAAGCATTTTGTACGTACACCGTTACAAAATTCAATGGATGGAGACTTCGACACCGGAAACGTTCGTTACAAGGCTCGTGAACGCTATAGTTTTGGCGTATCTGATCCCCTTGGAATTTACGGTTCGCCCGGAGCTTAATCTGGCGTGAAAGGGGGGTTGCAAAACCCCCTTTTCTATTTATAATAGGATTATCTGGGAAACCCAGCTTGCTAAACTGTCCCAGCAGACGATGCACCGATTAGCAAGCGACTTGTGCATAAGGAATTATCATGGCAATTACGACCTTTGACGGTCCTATCCGATCACTGGGCGGCATTTATCAACAAGGTCCGTCCACCATTGTAGAAATCACAGCAAGCACGACATTAGACCCTGTAGCTCATGGCGGCAGAATTATCTCTGTTGGCGGCACATTGGCTTCTAACGTGGTTCTTACTCTTCCCACAATCAATACTTCGGCTAATGCTCCGTCATCTGGCCCGGGTAATGATCCTAATACATCAAATAACGAAGGTGTTGTTTACACTATTTGGGTTCCGACCACAATTGCAACCTCTTCGTTAAAGATTGGAACTGATGGTACGGATAAATACCTCGGAACAATTTTTGGTGTTGATACGGATTCATCTAATGCTCTAGTGGCTTATACACCAGCGGCAGCAAATGACTTTATTAACTTTGACGGATCAACAACTGGCGGCGTTGCCGGAACATGGGTGCAAATTTTTGCATTAGCAGCATTAAAGTACATGGTCAACGGCATTGCTCTTGGCTCCGGTGTGGTTGCTACGCCTTTTGCTAATTCCTGATAGGAGTGCATCATGGGGATGCAAACCGATGTCCTATCGGCTCACGCGTCTGCGTCTGGGGTTGTTGTTAATTACCGTACTCGCTTAAAAGGTGCGGTAATTTCAGCAAATACGAGCGCGGCAACAAGAAACGTAATTTTTGCCAACAACACCACGCAGACAGGCACTTACAGTCGTACAACCACAGTAGTAACGGTAACAATTACCAACCACGGTTTAGCTACGGGCGACCGCGTATGGTTGGTTTTTAGCGCAGGGACTGGTGGCACTGCTACGACAAATGTTTACTCAGTGACTGTAAGCAACGCTAATACATTTACCGTGACAGATTCTGCTAGTGGATCAATTAGCGGAAGCCCTGCCGTGACGATGTATGCCGATATTCTTATGGAAGTCGATGCATATAATCAGACCGCTTATAATGTTATTATTCCGGGTGAAGGAATCGTAGCAACTTTAGGCATTTATGTTGGCCTCGTGGCAAATATAACGGCAACGGTGTTTTATGGCTAAGACCCCAGCTTGGCAGCGCAAAGAAGGTAAAAATCCCAGTGGCGGTTTAAACGCCAAGGGCAGAGCTTCTTATAATGCAGCAAACCCCGGTAAGCCGGGGCTTAAAGCCCCGCAACCTGAAGGCGGGTCTCGTAAAAAATCATTTTGTGCCAGAATGACAGGCATGAAAAAGAAACTTACGAGTGCAAAAACGGCTAATGATCCAAACAGCCGGATTAATAAATCCTTGCGTGCATGGAAGTGTTAAATGGACCCGATGATCCTTTGGAATCTCATCACCTCTGTTTTGGTAGGGCTTGTCATGTTTATGCTCAAAAACTCCCACGATGAGCTGCAACGTCTACAAGTCTTACTTAATAAAACCCGAGAGGAAATAGCCCGTGATCACATTACTCGCGCAGAAGTGCGTCAAGACCTTGAAAAAATTATGGAACGCTTCGATGCTGGCTTTGAGCGGCTTGAAGCAAAAATTGACCAGCTTGCTAAGAAAGGATAGTCATGCCAGCGGTCAGTGATAAACAAGAAAAGTTTATGCAAGCAGTGGCGAACAACCCAAAGTTTGCTAAAAAAGTAGGTGTCCCTCAATCCGTTGGTAAGGAGTTTACTGGTATGAAAAAGATGGCAATGGGCGGCATGGCCGCAAGCAAAATGGGCGCTGTTAAGACTGCTGCCCCTAGTCGTGATGGTGTTGCTTCCAAGGGTAAAACTAAAGGAATGCAAGTCAAAATGGCTGGCAGCGGTATGAAAAAAGGCGGCATGGCTAAAAAGAAAATGATGAGCGGCGGTAGGGCTTGCTAAAATGATGGCATCGCGTGGTATGGGGGCCATAATGCCCTCAAAGATGCCTTCCGGGAAAAGAAAAGTTCGCCGGGACAATACTGACTTTGAGCAGTACGCCGAAGGCGGTAAAGTTAATGCAGCGGGTAATTACACCAAGCCTGAGTTACGGAAACGCATCGTAGCTCAGGTTAAAGCTGCTGCAACGCAAGGCACAGGAGCAGGCCAGTGGTCCGCGAGAAAAGCACAACTTGTAGCTAAAAAATACAAAGCTGCTGGAGGTGGTTACCGTGATTAATTTTATCCAAAGACAGTTAGACGCATCTGAACGACTGTTTAATATGATGGTCGAAGATAATAAGATGCGTACTCAAAATTTGCAGATGTGGGTTGATATGAATGAAAGCTTTCAAAAGAAACTAGCAGAACGCGACGCAGAAATTGAAAGGCTTAGAGCAAAACTATCTCAATATGAGGTAGGTGAAAAACTTTAACCGAGGTGTGTGATGCCGAAGGATTTTCCTGATTTAAACGACGATGGCAAAGTAACCCGTGCGGATGTTCTTAAAGGTCGCGGGGTTCCCGGATTTAAAGGTGGCAAATGGATTCAAGAAGCAATTAAGAAACCGGGAGCCTTAAAAAAATCTTTGGGTGTTAAAGCTGGGGAAAAAATCCCCGCAGGTAAATTAGCCAAAGCTGCTAAAGCTCCCGGTAAAATGGGTCAGCGAGCAAGGCTTGCACAAACCCTAAAGAAGATGAAGTGAAAGCCCCGCAGCAATCGTTAAAGAATTGGGGAGACCAGAAATGGCGAACCAAGAGTGGTAAACCGTCTAGTAAGACTGGTGAGCGGTATCTCCCGTCGGCGGCAATTAATGCACTTAGCCCAGCGGAATATGCAGCAACCACAAGAGCAAAGCGAGCAGGCAAGAAAGCAGGTAAACAATTTGTGGCGCAGCCCAAAGGAATTGCTGCAAAGACTGCGAGATTTAGATGACCACTAGCGGCTCAACCGACTTCAACCTAGAATTTACCGACATCGCTGAGGAGGCGTTTGAACGGGCTGGGCGAGAGATGCGTTCGGGCTATGACCTGCGTACAGCTCGTCGATCCATGAACCTCTTGACGATTGAGTGGGCCAATCGTGGCATCAATATGTGGACTATTGAGCAAGGCTCAATAAATTTAGTGCAAGGTACTGCCACATACAACCTACCTGACAATACCATTGATTTACTTGAACATGTTCTTCGTACAGGGGCTGGAAATTCTTCAACGCAAGCTGACCTTACACTTACCCGGATTAGTGTCTCCACCTACGCCACAATCCCAAACAAACTTTCTCAAGCAAGACCGATACAGATTTACATCAGCCGCAACTCCGGTGCTACATACCCCGCAACCAGCAATTACTCCCCCGGCGCACAAGCAAACCCACAGATTACAGTCTGGCCTGTCCCTGACCAAGGCACCCAAGGCTCTCCGTATTACCAAGTAATTTACTGGCGTATGCGCCGCATTCAGAATGCGGGAGATGGTATTCAGACTCCTGATATGCCGTTTAGGTTTCTTCCCTGTATTACAGCAGGGTTGGCTTATTACATAGCTCAAAAGATTCCTGAAGGCACTCCCCGTATTGACATGTTGAAAGCTGCTTATGAAGAGCAGTGGACGTATGCTGCCGGAGAAGATCGTGAAAAAGCCGCTGTGCGCTTTGTACCTCGCCGGATGTATTTGGGTAATACTGGGAGTTTCTGATGCCCAATCAGTTTGCATCAGGTAAATGGGCGATTGCACAATGCGATAGGTGTAACTTTCGTTTTAAACTAAAGCAATTAAAGTCGCTTGTTATTAAGACCAAGAACGTTAACATTCTTGTCTGCCCTGAATGCTGGGAACCCGATCAGCCACAGCTTCAACTTGGTATGTATCCCGTGTATGATCCACAGGCTATCAGGAATCCACGGGTTGATTCAAACTCATATTATCAGGCTGGTATTGACGGGCTGCGTGTTGAACCAGTGAACAATGATTCTAGCCAAGATGAGCTTGGTACGATTACAATGGGTAGCCGTATTATTCAATGGGGTTTTAACCCCGTTGGTGGTTCAAGATGGTTTGATGCTGCACTGACCCCAAATGATTTAGTCGGTGTAGGTTCTGTTAATTCAGTCACAGTTTCTTAGGAGTTTATGATGGACAAAGCAGATCTTAAACAAGACAAAAAAATGATTGCTGGTGCAGTGCACAAGCATGAGAAAAAAATGCATCCCGGTAAACCCATGACCAAGCTCAAAAAGGGCGGTCCAACGTCTGAAATGATGAAGACTATGGGTCGTAATATGGCACGGGTGCGTAATCAAGGGAGCAAATAATGGCTTCATATAGCATGAAAAAAGGCGGTAAAGAAGTTGGCCCTGCGTCAACCTACGCCGAGCCACATACAATGAAGGGTAAAAAGCTACGTGCTGAAGAAAATCCCGGATCAGGGCCAGACCAAAGCGATGTAGGAACTTTGTGTATGAGTGTCGGTGCGTACACTAATAAGTTGGAAAAGCCAATTAAAACCGACGGCATTAAAATGCGCGGTGCTGGGGCTGCTATTAAAGGCACAATGAGCCGAGGACCGATGGCGTGAATTATACGGAGTTAAAGAAAGCGATCCGGGGGTACGTCGAGAACGATTTCCCTACGATTACTTTTAGCGATTCCGCTACGACATTTACGTCAGATGAACAGCTTGCGCGTTTTGTTGAACAAGCTGAGCAACGTATTTATAACACCATACAGTTCCCTTCGTTGCGTAAAAACATGGTCGGTTCTGTTGCAATTAACAACCCATATGCAGCTTGCCCCGATGATTTTCTTGCTCCATATAGTTTTGCTGTAATTGATGCTAATGGGCGTTATTATTATTTATTAAACAAAGACGTTAATTTTATCCGTGAAGCTTACCCAATTCCCACAGGGGCGGGTAATACAGGACGACCAAGGCACTATGCTATTTTTGGTCCTAAAGTGGTAGGTGGCGTCATTACTAATGAATTATCTTTTTTACTCGGTCCTACTCCTGATGCTAATTATCAAGTAGAGCTTCATTTTTATTATTACCCAGAATCAATCACCACAGCAGGAACAACATGGCTCGGCGATAATTTTGACACCGTTTTGCTATACGGGGCGCTTCAAGAAGGCTACACGTTTATTAAAGCTGAACCCGATATGTTGGCTAGATTAGACACACAGTATAAAGAAGCTCTTTCATTGGCTAAACGTCTTGGCGACGGTATGGAACGTCAGGATGCTTATAGATCTGGGCAAGTAAGGTATCCGGTAGCGTAGTATGGCAATTGTACAAACCATGTGTACAAGCTTCAAGGCAGAAGTTGCTCAAGGGCTGCACAACTTTACAACAGGGACAGGCAATGTTTTTAAACTCGCTTTGTACGTTGCAACAGCCACCCTCAATGCAGATACCACCGTCTACACACCGACGGGTGAATCCAGTGGAACCAATTACACCCCCGGTGGAATTGCACTTACAAACATCACACCAACAACATCAGGGACAACCGGATATTGGTCGTTCCAAAACGCCACGTTTTCAAACGTTACTCTTACGTGCGCGGGGGCTTTGATTTATAATTCTACCAACGGTGATCGAGCCGTTTGCGTTTTAAGTTTTGGTAGTACAATAACTAAAGTTGCTTCAGACCTTGTGATTACTTTCCCGCCTATGGGCGCAACTGACTCTGTTTTAAGGATAAGTTGATGGCAACCGTTTTTACAACCAAAGGTGACTTAGATGAATCGCTTCTTGAAAAACGTGAAGGATTCATAGATAATGACCACGAGTATACTACGTGGGTAGAGTATTGGCATGAAGGGGAGCTTGTTCATCGTTCTGCACATGTCATGTTAAAAAAAGCTGCTGTATGGTTAAATCCTGAAGTGGCAGCGATTGGGTAACTTTAAAGGAATTTAAAATGGCAAACACACAATCGATGTGCACTTCGTTTATGAGTGAAATTTTAACTGCTACTCATAACTTTGGCACTGCTCCTACTCGTGGTACTTCCGCAGCAGATACATTTAAAGCAGCTTTATATTTAACAACTGCTACCGTTAATGCAGCAACTACTGCATACAGTGCAACTAATGAAGTCAGTGGGACTAATTATACTGCGGGCGGAGTTACGGTAACAAACGCTACAGCCCCAACGCCAGCTAATTCATCTGCTACGGCAGGTGTGGCATATTGGACTCCGTCTGCTTCAATTACGTATACTAACGTAACCCTGTCTTCGGCTTTTGATGCGGTGTTAATTTATAACAGCTCGCAGTCAAATAAAGCAGTTAGTGTTCACACGTTTGGTTCGCAGACAATTACGGCTGGTACATTTACGCTGACAATGCCGAGTAATACAACGACTACTGCGTTGTTGAGACTGTCCACGACCTAATTTCTTTTTAGGGGTAGCCCGTGGCTAATTTTGGCTGGGGTTCAAACCCGTGGGGCTACGATGGTTGGGGTGGCGTTGGTGTAGAAGCCGCGTTATCGGGTGTTTCTGCGTCCGGTAATGTAGGGTCTGTTACTGAAACTAACTCTCCCACTGAAGATGGCGTAGTCGCTACTGGCGCAGTTGGGTCTGTTGGTTTAACCATTACGGTTGCACTGACAGGCGTTGCTGCGTCTGGTGCGGTGGGTGGTGTTGTATTTAATTTCCAACTTCAAGGTGTTGATGCCACAGGCGCAGTTGGAAATGTAGCAGTTGGTGAACGTCAAATTTCTTTGACAGGTGTTGGGACTACAGGTGCAGTTGGTGATGTAACTGGAGAAATAAACCCTGTTGAAGATGGTGTAGTTGCCACGGGGAATGTTGGCTCTGTTAATTTAATTATAGCTGTACCTCTTTCCGGCGTTGCTGCTGATGGTTTAGTAGGCAACGTCATCTCTACCACATCCCCAACTCTTTCTGGTGTTCTTTCCACTGGGGCGGTTGGCAACACTAATTTTTCTTACGCTGCTGAGCTTACTGGTGTAGCCGCTTCCGGCGCTGTCGGTAACGTAGTTTTTACTATACCTGCCCCTATTACGGGAGTACAAGCTAGTGGACAAACGGGATCAGCTAGCGTTACAATTACAGTTAGTTTGTCCGGGGTTTCATCTGCTGGAGATGTAGGTAATGTAATAGTTGGGCATGGCCCCACTTTATCAGGTGTAAGTGCTTCCGGGGCAGTTCAGTCTTTAACAGTAGTACGTAGCGAAGCGCTAACAGGTGTAAATTCCACAGGTGCTATTCAAAGTTTCCCTAACGTAATTTCTTTTAGCGGAGTTAGTGCTTCGGGTAATGTTGGTACTCTTGGTGTTTTATACTGGAGCCTTATTCCCACAGATGAAAACGTCCAATGGCAATTGGTAGAAACGGAGTAATAAATGACTGTAGCTCGCACAACCCTTTTAGATCTTCCCGTTATAACCACAGGTACGGAATCTGGAGTATGGGGGGATTATACAAATAACGGTTTAACACAATATTTAGATATTGCAATTGGTGGGATTTCTTCGTTAACAAGCGCAAACTTTACCACTGGTGCGTTGACGATTGAAACGACAGAAGGAACAAATTCAGGAACAAATATTGTTGCTTCATCGGCTCAATATGCAACCTTCCGTGTTTCTTCTTTGGCTCAGAACTCAACAATTACAGTAGGAAATACAGGCGCAAGTTTAGGTCGTTCTTATCGTCTTATTAACGATGACTCAACATACACAATTACTTTTAAAGCCACAGGACAAACTGGCGTAACGCTTCAACCCGGACAAACAGCACTTGTTGCTTATGACGGTACGGATTATAAACTCGTTGGCACTATTGGCCCAACAGTACCTGTTGCTCGTGGTGGCACCGGACTTACAACTGGAACTTCCGGCGGTGTTCCTTATTTCTCCGCCTCGACTACTATTGCTTCTTCTGCCGCACTTGCTTCAAATGCGCTTGTGATTGGTGGTGGTGCGGGGTCTGCTCCAGCTACGACAACCACAGGCACAGGCATTTTAACTTTCTTAGGAACTCCGTCTTCAGCCAATCTTGCCGCCGCAGTAACGGATGAGACAGGCAGCGGAGCGTTAGTTTTTGCTACATCTCCGACGTTAGTAACGCCTGTTCTTGGGACGCCAACGTCCGGTACGTTAAGCAATTGCACTGTTGATGGCACGGACGCAGTTGGATTTAGAAACATCCCGCAAAATGTGCAAACAGGTAGTTACACCTTAGTCCTCGCAGATTCTGGAAAACACATCTATCGAGGATCTGGCTCTGCTGCTACATGGACAATTCCCGCGAACTCTAGCGTTGCTTATGCTATTGGCACAGCATTGACCTTTATTAATCTGTCATCAACTAGCGTAAGTATTGCAATCACAACTGACACCATGTATTTGTCATCGGCTGGCACGACAGGGACCAGAACTTTAGCTCAATACGGCTCGGCTACAGCGATAAAAATTGCATCAACAACTTGGATCATCTCAGGAAGCGGTCTGACATGACAGGGGTAACGCAAGCGGTTTTTATGAACCAGAGGTCGTTTGTTTCAGCGCCCGTCAATACGGTTGCGCCTGTTGTTTCTGGAACAGCTACTGTAAGGCAGACTTTAAGCACTACAAATGGTACGTGGACGGGAATCCCCACCCCCACATTTACATATCAATGGTTTAGAAGCCCTAGCACATCTATCAGTGGTGCAACTTCTAGTACTTATACTTTAGTAGATGCTGATGTTAGCAATACTATTTTTTGTAGGGTAACTGGAACTAACGTAGTTGCTGCTGTTAATGCCAATTCAAATACAACTTCATCGGTAGCAGCGGCAGTTCCCGGCGCCCCAACTATTGGCACTGCAACGGCTACAGGATCAACAACCGCTACAGTAAACTTTACCGCGCCCGCGTCTAATGGCGGAGCTACTATTACTTTATATACTGCAATAGATCAAAATTCAACTACAAGAGGGACTTTAGCCCAAGCCGGTAGTGGAACTATTAATCTCACGGGGTTAACCGACAGCACTAATTATACATTTAGAGTTTTTGCTACAAATAGTGTGGGAAATAGTGCAAATAGTGCAGCAAGCAATCAAATTACAACAACTCCAACTGTCGGTGCGGCTTATGGCGGTGGATTTTTTGCTGGTCAAATCTCCACCGCTGGTAACGGAGTAGCAAGTCACAACTTGGTAATAGCTCCGGTTGCTTCTGGTCAAAGTATAAAGCAGTGGATGACCTCAAACGACGTATCTTTTGGAGCGTCTTCTGTAATTGATGGACCTACAAACAGCGCCAACATGAACAGTGCCACATTCCCTGCGGCCCAATTCTGTGAAGGGTTAACGATTGGTGGGTTTTCAGATTGGTATATGCCTGCTAAAAATGAGTTGGAAGTATGTTATTACAACCTTAAACCTACAACGACATCAAACAATACAGGTTCAGGCACAAATACTAACGCAGTTCCTAGCCGTGGCTCTAACTACACCTCTGGCACACCAGCGCAAACGTCTGCTGCGAGTTTTCAGTCGGGTGGCGCCGAAGCGTTTGTAGCGGACTACTACTGGTCTAGTACCGAGTTCTACCCGATCCGCGGTTGGATTCAGCGCTTCTCTAACGGCTACCAGATCTACTACACTAAGTCGTCCAACCTCAGGGTCAGAGCCGTTAGGAGAGTCGCTGTTTAATTCTTTAATTTTTTATCATGACTTAAAAACGCCCCAAGAACAGTAGGATAAACCATGTACATCTGCGTAACTGAAGTTGATGTCATCACAAAAATTCCTTGCACTCAAGAGCCGCAACGCACCGGTCCGTCAATGCCCGTAGTCAAAGGTTTTAAATTTGAGTGGGCGAACAGGTCCACATGGCCTGTGGAGCTTGCGCCAGACGGCACTTATCTTCGAGCACCTTTGTACTATGGTACTTGTGATGACGATGCTGATACGTCTATTGCAGGTGTTCTTCAGGTTTTATCGGAATCTTATTATTTTCAACTTAAACAAGCCGAGTATGAGGCTCGTCGCCCATATCCTTCGTGGTTGTGGGATGAAGACAGTGGAGAGTGGGTTCCTCCAATTCCCCTCCCGGAGGATGCAGTCATGAACGGTGGCAACGTGCGCTACAAGTGGGATGAGCAAACTGTTTCTTGGGTTCCGATGTGAAAGAGTTTTTATTCATCTCTGGCCTACCGCGCTCTGGTTCAACGCTGCTTTCAGGCATTTTGCGTCAAAACCCAGAGTTTTATGCGGACATCTCCTCCCCGATGCAAGGTTTAGTAACCTCGACAATTAACGTCATAACGGGCAGTGAGAACAATCATCTCATTGATGAAGATCGTCGCAAACAGATTTTGCGCGATACGTTTGAGGCGTATTACAAGGCTGTCAACAATTCGGTTGTATTTGATACAAGTCGTGGTTGGACTGCTAAAACAGCCCTACTCAAAGATCTTTATCCGCAAACAAAAATTATCTGTTGCGTTCGAGATTTGCCGTGGATTTTGGATTCTTTTGAGCGGATTACCGTAAAAAACAGTCTGTACGGCGCAACACTTACTGACGATGAAGCGCGGCAGACCGTGACAACCAGATGTGACGCGTTGATGGATGTTAAAAAAGAAGGTCAAGTTGTCAAGCCATACTACTTCTTAGAGGAGGGTCTGTTGCTCAATTCAGACATGATCTTTTTGATGGAGTATGAAGGTTTGTGTAGAGATCCTGAAGACACCATGCGTAAGATTTATGGGTTTATTAACAAACCTTACTTTAACCATGACTTTGATAACGTAGAATACGAGAATGAAGTGTTTGATCGTGCGTTAAACATGAAAAGTCTGCACACAGTACGGCGTAAAGTAACTTGGGAAGAACGTCGTTCAATTTTACCTAAATCGGTTTGGGATAAATATTCTGGCAAAGAATTTTGGCGTCCGGCAAAACCAAAGTTTACGGAGCAATACAGAATGAAAGTGGTTGTATGAAAAAAATCCTTATTATGGGACTGCCCGGAGCAGGCAAAACCTTTATGGCCGAAGCCCTTAAAAAGCGCTTGGAGGCCAGCACAGATATCCCATTAGAAAAGCTTGCACAGTGCGAAGCTGTGCCAACTTATTGGCATCCAACCGTCAAGTGGTTCAATGCCGATGAAGTCCGCAAGAGATACAACGACTGGGATTTTAGCCGTGAAGGACGGATTCGGCAGTCTCTAAGGATGGCTGAGTTTGCACTCTCATCAAATGCTGATTATGTCATTTGCGACTTTGTGGCACCGCTTCCTGAGATGCGTCATAACTTTAAGGCCGACTGGGTTATCTGGATGGATACCATTGATGCTGGTCGGTACGAAGATACCAACAAGGCTTTTGTGCCGCCTGATGTTTACGACTTTCGTATTACCGAGAAAGACGCTGATAAATGGTCTGACTTTATAGCCGACCACATTTTGCAAGACCGCCGTCGCCCACGGTTTGATTGGAAAAAAGAAACAGTGCAGATGCTTGGTCGCTGGCAACCTTGGCATCCGGGGCATAGAAAATTGTTTGAGCGTGCGATTGCCAAGACAGGTCAGGTAGTGATCCAGATCCGTGATTGTCAAGGCTGGAATGGGTCTAATCCCTTTGCTGCCGAACAGGTTAAGGAATTTATTAGACGAGACCTTGATCCGCTCTTTCAGGGGCAATATGAGATACAGTTAGTACCTAATATCGTGAACATCACCTATGGCCGCGATGTGGGCTACAAGATTGAGCAAGAAACTTTTGATGATGCTACTCATTCAATCTCGGCAACTAAAATCCGTCAAGCGATGGGGTTGCAGTAACATTTAGGAGTTATGATGAAAAAGTTAATTATTCTTGCGCCCCTGCTTTTGGCAGGCTGCGCTACAAACTACGATGCTTATGTTGAGGCAAACATCAAAGTTGCCGAAGCAAAAGCAAAGGCAGACACCGAAAAGTATAAAGCAATGGCAGCTATTGCCTCGACAGGCGATGCTGCTGCGAAAGTTGCTGCGGTGATGTCAATGGCTTTGGGTCAACCAAACCAGCAAAACCAACAGCAGATTACACCACCTCGTTCACCTGCTGACACGACCTTACAGGCTATTGCAGCCATCCTTCCGTCGATTGCCCAGATTTATGGCATCAACCGGCAAGTTGCCTTGGGTATGGAGCAGGTCAGAGGTAATGTTGCTATTCAGCAATCACAAAGCAACGCTTCAGTATCCAACACTGCAAGCACTAATAATGCTTTTACATCAATCTCCAACACCGCAAACACCAACGCAGCGGCGGCGTCAGTAGCGAATACGCAAAGCACAAGTGCTGCGTTTATTAATATTGCGGGTAAGATCCAAGCACCAGCGGCTAATGTAACGACGACTTACAACCCGACGCAGGTGGTAACGCAAGAGAAGGTGGTTGTTGTGAAACCTGAAGTCATCAAGATCGAACCGTTTGTTGTTGATCCAACGATTGTTGAACCCAAGGTTGTAAACCCCGTAGTTGTCAATCCGGTGATCGTAAATCCCACAACAATACCCCCCTCTAAATAATGTTTGATCTTCTGTCAGGAGGTTTGTTAGGGTCGCTCTTTGGTGGCTTGTTTCGACTCGCGCCGGAAATTCTTAAATTCCTAGACAAAGCCAACGAGCGCAAGCATGAGTTGAATATGTTCCGCTTACAAACGGATCTTGAAAGGCTTCGTGGTGAGTTTAAGGTTGAAGAAAAGTACGTTGACTATAGTATTACCCAATTAGACGCAATTAAAGAGGCTTTTCGTGAGCAATCAGAAACTGCAAAGTCAGCAGGATGGTTCGTATCTGCAATCTCGGCACTTGTTCGTCCGGGGATTACATGGTGCTTGTTCGGTATGTATGCAGCCGTTAAAGCTTGCGCTATCTATATGGCGTTCTTATCGGATGCACCGTGGTACGAAGTTTTAAAAGCCAACTGGAACGAAAACGATTTTGGTCTTTTTACGATGGTGCTCACGTTTTGGTTTGTTGGACGTAGCATAGAGAAATATCAAAAGTCGTGAATGAAGAGGCAAAAGCGCTAGTAAGAGATGTACTCATCAAGCCCTTTGAGGGGCTGGCTAGGCTTCTGCCTGATGGAAACGTAACCTCCTATCCTGATCCCGGAACCAAGGGGCATCCTTGGACAATTGGCTGGGGAGCCACCGGCCCTGACATCCAGCCGGGAACCATTTGGACGATGGAGCAGTGTGAGGACGCTTTAGACCATCACATAACCTACTTTTATGTAGGTGTTTGCAAACTTAGTCCTACGTTTCCAAAAGCCTCCCCCCGACGCATTGCCGCAGTGACGAGCTGGGCGTACAATTGCGGACTAGGAAACTACCGAGTTTCTACCTTCAAAAAACGTATTGATGCGGGGGACTGGGATGGTGCGGCTACAGAGTGCGTTAGATGGAATAAAGCCGCAGGTCGTGTCCTCCCCGGACTTACCCGCCGCCGTGCGGCTGAAGCTGCATTGATGAGGTGAACCGTGCCACTTAAAAAAATATCATTTAAGCCCGGAGTAAACAAAGAAAATACTCGGTACACAAGTGAAAACGGCTGGTATATTTCTGACAAAGTACGGTTTCGTCAAGGAACCCCTGAAAAAATTGGTGGTTGGTCGCGTATCTCTGCTAGTACTTTTCTTGGTATTTGCCGTTCGCTATGGAACTGGATAACGCTCTCGTTCCAAAATTTACTTGGCGTTGGAACTAATTTAAAATATTATATTGAGCGAGACGATTCGTATTATGATATAACCCCCATTCGATCCACAGTTACCCTTGGTGCTGATCCTTTTACAGGCGACGGAACCACTACGGTTGTAGTAACTGATAATTCTCATGGAGCAATTACAGGGGATTTTGTTACCTTTAGCGGAACAACGGGAACGTATGCAACGCTTCTTAATGCCGAATATCAAATCACAATCATTAATGTAAACTCCTATTCAATTACTACTGCTTCTGTTGTAGCGGCTGGCGCTACAGGCGGTTCAGCCGTTGTTGCCACTTATCAAATAAATACAGGGCCAGCTATACAAGTTCCATATTTTGGTTGGGGTGCGGGTGGTTGGGGTTTTGGTACATGGGGTAATGGGGTTAGTACCACAATTGATATACGCTTATGGTCAGCCAATAATTGGGGGGAAGATCTTATTTTTGGCCCTCGCGGAGGGGGGTTATATTATTGGGATGCAACAAACGGTGTTTCAACAAGAGGCGTCAATGTCAATACGTTAGGTGGTACGGTAACATTAACTATAGCATCCCCCTGTGTTATTACATTATCGGTTGTACTTGTAGAAGGTACTGCAATTAAACTTGCTACTACAAGCGCACTGCCGACAGGATTGACTGCGGGTACAACTTATTATTTACGCAACGTTGATGGGGTAACAGCTAACCTTTCAGCCACACCTGCGGGGGCAATAATAAACACATCAGGTTCACAATCTGGCGTTCAAAGTATTTCTACTTTAGTCGATGTACCAACCTTGCAAAATTATATTCTTGTATCAGATACTTCTCGATTTGTTCTTTTGTTTGGCACTACAGATTATGCATCTGTTACGCTAGACCCCATGTTAATTCGTTGGTCTAATCAAGAATCCGTTATTGATTGGACACCTTCTCCGTTAAATCAAGCAGGGTCTATTAGGCTTTCACATGGCTCACAAATTATTGCAGCCATTCAAACACGACAAGAAATTGTTGTATTTACAGATTCTTCAATTTATTCGCTTCAATATGTTGGCCCCCCAATAGTATGGTCTTCGCAATTGCTAGGCGACAATATTTCTATATTTAGCCAAAACGCTGTGTCAATCGCGTCTGGTCGTATATTCTGGATGGGTGTTGATAAGTTTTATGTGTACGACGGACGAGTGCAAACACTTCGTTGTGATCTTCGTAGACATGTATTTGGTAATATTAATTTAAATCAAAACCAACAAATATTTTCTGGCACTATTGAAGCGTTTAATGAAGTATGGTGGTTTTATTGCACCGCAAATTCTACGGTAATTGATGCGTATGTTGTCTATAACTACGTCGAAGATATATGGTATTACGGTTCTTTAGCGCGTACTGCTTGGCTTGATTCAGGATTGAGGGATTATCCAGTAGCTGCAACTTATGTTAATAATTTAGTAAACCACGAATACGGAATTGATGACAATACTTCGGGAACTCCAGTACCTATAGAAGCTTATATCGAATCAGCAGAATTTGATATTGACGACGGTGAGCATTTTGGGTTTGTATGGCGCATGGTGCCAGATCTAACATTTCAAGGATCAACAGCCGCTACACCGCAAGTTACGATGACTATGTATGGTATGAATGGGTCAGGTTCGGGGTTTAATACGGAGGCAGCTAAAGCAGTTGCCAGAACGTCAACAGCGGTTATTGAACAGTTTACTAATATAATCTACACGCGCATTCGTGGTCGGCAAATGATTATTGAAATATCATCTGATGGTTTAGGCACGACTTGGCAACTTGGTTCACCGCGAATTGATATTAGGCCGGATGGGCGGCGATGAGTCTTATAAATCATCCTGCTTCACCTAACCTACCCCTTGCGCCGGGGCAGTATGACTCGCGCTATCAGGAACAATTTAATAACGTCCTACGCCTTTACTTCAACCGACTAAATAACAATTTACTTTCGCTGTTTGGTTCTTACGGTGGGCAATATGTTCAATTGCCCCTTGGATCTTTTTACGATACAACGGATCAAACCGCTGCTTCAACGACAGTAGCATACCCCATAACTTTTAATTCTACGGCTATATCAAGTGGGGTGGGAGTTCAAAGCAGTTCTCAAATCTATGTAACTTATCCCGGTTACTACAATATACAGTTTAGTATCCAATTAACTAATGATACTAACGCCCCACAAGATATTGACATATGGTTTAGAAAAAACGGCACAGACATTGCCAATTCCAATAGCCGATTCGGTTTAGCAGCCCGTAAGAATCCGGGAGACCCATACCATACCGTTGCTGCACTTAACTTTATTGTTGATATGACAGCTAACGACTACCTGCAACTGTACTGGTGCACAACAAACACAAGTGCTAGAATTGAAAGCTACACAGCCCCTTCCTCTCCAACCCGACCTGCGATACCATCGGTCATACTGACTGCCACTTTTGTGTCCGGGATTGAATAATTGTGACTACTTCTGCTAAAACGCTAACTCCTGAACAGCAAGCTGCACTGCAAAAGTTTCAGGCTTTTACGCAGCAACAGGCGCTGGATCAATATTTGTCTGGAAGAGCCGCGCAGTATGGCACAACTCCTAAAGGTGCAAAGGCTGATACGGGTTGGACTGCTGGTGAAACGCTTGCTAATCCGTTTGCGGGTCTGACTGATTTTGGTAAGAAAACAGTACAGGTATCCCAAGGGGGCGGGGAAGAAGCCCCAACAGAAGAAGAGCAAGCTAAAACCGCTAGTGACTTGTTTCGTGAGAAGTTTGGTGAACAGTTAGGCCATAAGTCCACATTTACTAAAGCCTACAAGAAAGATGAAAAGGGTAACACTACTGAAGTTAACATGGATGAATTAACTCCGGGTGAACTTAATTCTGGAAACGTTGTTATATACATGGGCGGTAAAACGGGCGGTACTGAGCGCGAGCGCATGGCGCAAGCCTATATCCCCAAGGGCGATAAACTTATTCCTGTAGGTGACCCATCCTATTACAAAGGTGAACATCCTGATGCCCAAAATGTAGCAAATGCGTTAAAAATTGCTTCTATTGCTTCTCTTCCTTTTGGCGGTATCGGTGGGTTATTAGGAAATGTATCAGGCAGTATAGCTGGGGCTTTAGGTGGTGGTGCGCTAGCCAATGTTGGAGCTAATGCTCTTGTGTCTGGCGTACTACAGGGTGGTATAGGTTCATTAACAGGACAAAGTTTTGGCAAAGGTTTTAAGTCAGGTGCAGGTGCTAGTCTTGTTGGGTCAGGCGTTGATGCGCTAGGAAACATGACGGGGTTAAATCAGTCTTTGGGTCAGCTTGCAGCACCAGTTAAATCTCTAGCCACTTCCGGTGTAACATCGCTATTAACAGGTCGTCCGTTTGATTTAGGGCAAGCAGCTAAGGGTGCTGCAACTAACTATTTGTTAAACCAAATTACCACTGAAGGTGGTAAAGCATTAGGGATTGATCCTAAACAACAAGCTGCCATGATGAAATTTTACAAATTTGCTGCGCCGATGATTGCAACACGGCGCAAGCCGGGAGGTTAAAATGAGTATTTATAATGATGACGAGTTTTTAGATTATCTTAGTGGGGCAAATCGGGGCGCTTATAATCTTGAAGATTTAGGCAGACTTGGTATTAATACTGATTTATTTAATTTTAACCTTGATTCACCACAATTAAATCAAGGTAATATGATTGGTCAATTAGATGATTTAATTAACGACCCAGAACTTTTAAGTGGTTTTGCTAAATTATTTCCTGAAGATTATAAAGTTTTACAGGGTATATTATCTTCTAATAGGGTTGAAGATGATACAACTGTATTTGATAAGAGTAAAACAGATCCTCTAGATAGGGTTGAAGATGATACAACTGTATTTGATAAGAGTAAAACCGGTGCAGAAGGTGCTGGATTTCCCGGCGAGGGTATTAAATCCGGTGTTAAAGAATGGGATGATGCCGCAAAAAAAGCCGGTGTGGAACTTACTACCCCCCCTGATGGAAACAAAAGTTCTTCTATCCTTAAACAATTAGCAGACGCTCTTGGACTCAGTGAAGATACGCTTAAAAACTTACTCTTGGGGGGAGCAGGATTATTAGGAGCAAAGGCAAGTTATGATGATGCCCAACAAGCAAGAAAAGACGCTATGGGTGGCGCCGCTGCTGTTGGAGGTGCTCGGCAAGCTGTAAGAGCACCGGGAGGTACGTATTATACAAAAGCTGCTGAAGGTGGAATAATGTCTTTAGATATGGCAAAGGGTCGTTATCTTGACGGGTCTACAGATGGCATGGAAGATAAAGTACCCGCACATATTGATGGTAGACGCCCCGCTGCGCTAAGTGACGGCGAATTTGTGATCCCTGCCGACGTTGTTAGCCACTTGGGTAATGGCAATTCAAACGCTGGGGCTAAGCGCCTATATAAAATGATGGATGATGTTCGTGCCGCACGAACCGGAACCACTAAACAAGGTAAACAGATTGATGCTAAAAAATTTACCGGTGGACTTGCTAGTTTTGCAGAAGGCGGCACGGTTGCGGATCAATATGGCAGAAAGCTAACCCGCGCCAATTATGAAGGGGGGGTTGACCGCCAAGGGATACCTGACAATGACGACGACCCTTTCAACTACAACCCCAACGCTTTTAAATACACAACTCAAAACAACGAGTTGTTTTTAAGACCCGCCAGCAATACATTAGACGAATCTGTCAGAGCCAACTTGCTTGCAGAAGACCCCACAGGCGAACTCAAACTTATCGAAAAAGCTTATTCAGCGATGCCCCGCGATCAAATTGGGAATGTGATGGACCAACTTAAGGCGAAATATTATTGGGATACATCAGGTGCTCAATCAGCGTATGAAAGTGGGTTGGGGGGAGTGCCAGATTACGATAAAGCTTATGTAACGGCTTCTGAAAATCCAGTTTTGCCTTATGCAACTTTACCTAGTGTTATTTCTTACATGCCCGGACGCGGTGTAAGCGATATTATTGACGCATCATTTTTAGGATACGTAGATAAAGACCCAAAGAAAAATTTACAAACTGCATTAGATTTAGTGCCATATTTTCAATATGCAAGACTTAATAATTTAGACCCAATTCAAGATGATAAAAAAATTGCCAAAGGTTTAAGAGAAAGTAATGACCCCCGAATAAAAAATAAATATAGTTTAGACAACCCATACAATTTTGATTTTTATGATAAGGGGTATTTCAATCGTGGCTAAACCCTACAACATACAAACCGAAAAAGATATTTCAAGTTTTGGCCCCTACGAATTTGAACAAATACGTAAATATTTAACAAATCTTTACTTTGCCGGTACTGATCAAATTTCTCCGGATGAGTTAAAAGATATTTACGCTAGGGCCGAAGATTTAGGGATATCAAAAGATTTAGTGCCTTTGGTTATTCAAAAAGCTTATGAAGCTGGGGGTGCTAAGGGGTATACCATTGAAGATTACAATAAATTAATGCAGGGTATGACTTTACCTGAGCTTAACGCTAGTAAACAAACAACGCCTGTGGGTGCTAGTAAAAATACAGTGGTTGGTGGTACTGGAATTGATTTTGCCGGTGAAAATACAGGGGTACGTCAACCTTATGTGCCTTTTGTTGAGGACATGTTAGAACGGTTTTCAGGTCTTATTGCTTTACGTGATAAGCCTGATACCTATAAAGACATGTATAACTATTCCAACCCCGCATACGAAGAATTGCAAAAGTCGAGGAAAACTGCTGTAACCAATTTACCTACATATACCAAACCATCGTATGGGTTTGCAGCTCCGGCTACTGGTGGTGCTGCGGGGGGAAGAGTTAACCCCACAGGTATTATGTCTTTGATAAGCACACCCCAAAAATATGAAGTCGGAGGGACAGTTGGTAATGACAAAAGTGCGGCAGCACAAAATTCTTCAACTGTTAATCCCCCCGTATACACTACACCAACATTTACTGCTGAAGGGGAATTAGGGTCTACCTTTAATACTCCTACTACAACTTATACCGCCCCAACAAGTATTAGTTCTGGTTACACAGAACCATCTAACATTTATAAAGCTGGAACAATTTCCTCAACTTATACAAAACCCACGGAGTATAGCCCCACTAATATTTCTTCAATTTATTCATCTCCATCGGATATTTATAAAGCTGGGACAGTTTCTTCTACGTTTACTAAACCACAAGCCTATACTGGCAACACCCTTAGTTCGGCATATACAAAACCTATAGACTATACAACTTCTAATTTTGCTACTGAATTATTTGGTGCAGAACAAGCGGATAAGTATATGTCGCCTTATATATCAGGAGTTGTTGATCCTCAAATAAGAGAAGCAAAACGTCAAGCAGAACTTGCTAGGCAAACCCAAGGTGCAAAATTTACACAGGCGGGGGCTTTTGGTGGCGCTCGTAACGCAATCGCTGAAGCAGAACTTGGAAGAAATCTTGCTACACAAATTGGAGATATTTATGGTAAAGGGCAGCAAGAAGCATTTCTTAATGCTCAACAACAGTTTGAAAGAGACCAACAACGCAGAATTGCTGCGGAACAACTTAAAGAACAATCTAAACAATTTGGGTTTGGGCAGAAAACACGAGCAGAGGAAGTTGCTGCTCAACTAGGGCTTGAAGCAGCTAAAGCAACGGAACAATCTAAACAGTTTGGTGCTGATATAGGATTACGTGGAGAAACAACTGGCGCTCAATTAGGATTACAAGCAGCTACAGCAACTGAACAAGCTAAACAAGCCGCTGGTCAGCAAGCCCTTGCTGATGCTCAGAAAAAAGCTGAACTAGCTTTAGAAGCCTCTAAAGCTGCGGAACAAGCCAAACAGTTTGGATATGGGCAAAAAACTAGGGCTGAAGAAATTGCTGCCCAATTAGGATTACAAGCAGCTACAGCAACTGAACAAGCTAAACAAGCCGCTGGACAACAGGCGCTAACTTCTGCCGAAACAGCAGGGCGTTTAGGACTTGATGCGTCTAGATTATTAGAGCAATCTAAACAAACCGCTGCACAACAAGCACTTTCTACGGCTGTAGCGGAATCAGATGCTCAAGCTCGTGCGCGTGATTTACAACAACGTGCTCAGGAAGCCAAAGCGCGGGGCGATGAATTTTCAGCCAATTTATTGCAACGTCAATTTGAAGAAGCTGCCAAAGGAATTGAATCCCAACGAACTTACGATTACCAAGTTGCAAGAGATAAATATCTTGATCCATTCCGTGAACTTACAGCATTAAGTGGTGTCCTTGGTAATTTACCTATGAAAGCAGGTGATACAGGCGTAAGTCTAATTGGTGATGCACTTTCAGGGGGTGCTTCTTCTATTGCTCTTTTGAAACAAATTCTTGGTATTAAGTAGCAGGTAAATAAATATGGCACAAATACCTTTCCCTTCCGGTGGCCCCCAAGTACAAGCTGCGCTACAAAACCCCGCTCGGTTTCCCGATCAGCGGTTGCAGCAGTACGCGCAAGGTCAACAGCCTACAGGACAAGTGCCGCCACCAATGGCTGCTAATGAACTAGCTATTCGTAACGCACAACGACAAGCTGCCTCACGCCAGTCAGCGATGCAAAACAACCCGCAAAACAGCCCCACTATTTTTCAACAAAAAGACGCAGAAATAGCTCAAGCTCGCGCTGCTATGCAGCAAGCACAACAAAAAGAACAACAGCTTGGCGTTATTGGTGCACTAATGGCAAAGAAAGCCCAAGACCTTCAAGCCCGTGAAGCTATGGGCGTGGCTCAACTTCCTGTAAACCCTAACATGTTTACCGCTATGCACGGTGGGGTTGTGTTTAATGATGGTGGAAGAGTGCAACGATTTAATGGGCTAGAAGGCCCGTCTTTAGTTAATGTTCCTAATTTACTAGAAGAACAAGAATACAAATTTTATGGTTCACCTAGAAATAAAGCTGAATACAATAAAGTTGATTTGCTTAGACAAATAGAATTACTTAAACCGGAAGAAAAAGCCGAGTTATTAAAACCGGGGGCGTTTGGTACCACACCCGATGCGTATATTTTGCGCCGTCGATTACAACAATTAGGGTATGACGTAGACCCTAAAACAAACAGAATAAAACAACTTGAGATGGAAGGCCGTAATCCAATAACAATGGAACAAAGACGGGCTTTAGATTCTTTTAGCAAAGATTTGTTTAGTAGAATGACAACGCCTAGTCAAGCTAGTGTTAATACAGTAGAACCGGAAACAAAAAAGAAAGAAGACACTGGTCGAAAAGAATCTAGCAAAACAACCACTCCTTCTGGTGTAGCGGGACTTGATATTGAAGGGCGCATTCGTAGAGGGTTAGGTTCTGTGCGTGGAGAGTCTGACGAACAACAGCGAATAATGAGTGAGTATCAAGCCAATTTAAATGAACAGTATGCTGCTATTAACAGGTCAAATTTGACTGATGCTCAAAAAGAAGAAGCGCGTAAAAAAATAACAGATGCAATGCAGGCTGAATATACCGACTATACTAAAGGGCGTGGTGAACGTATGGAAAAAATACGTTCTTCACTTGAAGGGGAAAAGCCTGACATCTTATCCGGTATTATTTCAGGTTTGCCGGGAAGAGGTGCAAGAGTAGCAGACGTATTATTGGGTGCTGCTAAAGGTGTAACGGGTCAACAAGCTGAATACGAAAAACGTAAACGAGAAGCTATTTTATATGCCGCACGTGCCGAAGAAGAATTTGCTAAAGCCGACATGCTTGAAAAACGTGGGCAAAGAGCAGAAGCTCAAGCAGCAGAAGACAGGGCGCAAACGCTTGCAGATAGAGCCGCAACGCGTGAGACGCAGGCATTAGGTATAAAAGAAAAAGGCATTACCGCATCGCTTAGCAGAGAAGATAAAAAACAAGATTACGAACGCGCTGTTGCTGAAAAAGCGGTTACGGCTCAACTTGATTACGATAGCAAAGTTGCGCTTGAACGTCTTAAAGCTAGCTTGCAGCCTAGAGAGGTTAGCTTTTACAATCAAATATTGGCAGCGTTTAATTCAGGCGACTCCAAACGTATTCAAGCGGCTAAAGATGCTTTGACGGCAATGGGTGCATCTAAACTTGACCCAAATAAAGGAAATGTCACCGAGTCGCAATTACGTAAAGCGTATGACGCTGCAATGCTAAAGTGGGGCACTACATATGAAACTATGAACAAACAAAAACCAACTTATGAAGAATGGAAAGCTTCAAGTACTGGAAAAGGCGCAGATACAGAAACTCTTGATTTCACTGGCGGTCTAAAATAAGGTAGCGCAATGGCTTATTTTCTTACCTTACCTGACGGAAGACAGGCGAAGTTTGCTGACTCAACGCCAAAAGAAGAAGCAGAAATATTTCTGCGGGAAAAGTTTCCCGATCTTTACCCAAAGTCAGGTGGCATAACAGGTGCTATTGGTAAGGGCGCTGAATCCCTTGTTTCAGGAATACGCGCTGGTGTTGCTGGTCTGTTTGATGCCGAACAAGCTGCAAAGGATGCAGCGCTTCGTGAACGCAGTATAGCTTCCCGTTATGCCAACGAGGTTGGGCTTGATCAATTAAGCAAGCGTTACGCTGAAGAAGGGCTGTTTGGTGCAGGTAAAGAATTATTAAGCCAATCTCCGTCAGCTATAGCAGGGCAAATACCGCAACTTGGCGTGTCTTTGGGTGGGGCGTTCACTGGTGCACGGCTAGGAGCGATGGCAGGAGCGCCGTTTGGGCCGGTTGGTGTAGGGGTTGGCGCTACAGTTGGTGGAGCACTTGGTAAGTTTGCGCCTTCGTATTTGCGGGAGTTTGGTTCAAACCTTTCACGTCAAGCGGCTGAAGGTAAAACTATTAATGCTGCCGATGCTGCCGCTGCCGCTGCCGTACAAGCTGGATTAGAGACTGCTGCTGATGCGTTTGTTCTTGGCAAACAGTTAGTAGGTAAGTTAATTGGTATACCTGAAAAAGCTTTGAATACTGTCGCAGGTAAAGCCGTTGCAGATGCAAGTTTAAAACGCACACTTACAACAGGTGCAGCAAAAGCTGCTCTTATTGAAGTCCCTACTGAAGTTACGCAGTCTATGCTTGAACGACTGCAAGCGGGGCTGTCTCTTACCTCAGACGATGCGTTTAAAGAATATGGTGAAGCAGCGTATCAAACATTTCTGGCTGCTCCTGCATTTGGTGCAGCAGCAAAGTATCAAGAGCGTAGTTTTGAACGTGAAAAGATTCAGCAAGAGAAAGTAAAACAGCAGCAAGAAGCCGCTGAGAAAGAAGCCGCACTAAAGAAAACACCTGAGTATGCTCAAGCTCTGAATCAAGAACGCGTTACGTTGCGCGATGAAATAATTCAAATTCAACAAGCTATATCTGGTAAAGCATTAACACCAGAACAAGAATTTGATGCTAAAGCAAGAATAGATGAAATTAAAGCGCGAATGCGTGAAATTGCGGCTGATATTAAAGAAAACGTTCCACAAGCACAGCGCACTTTTGCTGACATTATGCGCGAACGTAAAGAACAAGAAGAAGCAAAAGGTCGGCCTGTTGTTGACGAGTTTGGTAATATCGTACCGGGGTTGTATCAACCACGTTCTGAAGTAGATATTGCAGCCCAGCAAGCTGAAGCTTACGACCGTATGGCGCGTATGCCGCAAGCTTTGCTTAGTCGTGCACTTCAAGACTGGAACGATCCTGTTATGGGCGGAAAAATAAAGAAAAAATACCCAACATTTCACGCATATACTAACGCTTTAAATGATCAGCGTCTTGAAGAAGAAGCACGGCAAAAAGCTGCTCAAGAAGCTAAAGATAAAGAAACCGAAGAACTTACAGCTAAACTTCGTGCAGACGAGATTGCTAGACGCCAAGCTGAATTTGATAAACGTGAAAAAGAACAAGCTAAAATTGAAGAGGAAAGGCGTCGTGAGCAACTTAGATTGTCATTAACTGACGCTGAAATAAAAAAAGCTCAAAACGATTTTAAGAAAAACCCAGCTTTAAAAGCGTTGTACAGTTCAATTGAAGAGTATGCAATTGAACAAAAACAAGATACAACGTTGCTTGGTTTTCCAACAATATACGTTAATGAGCTTGAAGAAGCTGATGCTCAGTACATTAAGCAATTAAAAGAACAAGGAAAAGATGCAGGCACACAACGTCAACAACAGCTTGAGTTAGAAGGGTTTGAAGCAGGAGTTGACACTGTAACGCGTAGACTAGAAAACCCCCGTATGGTGGTAAAAGCGTTGGGGTTGCCTGATGCACAGCAATTAGACGAAACAGATATTGAAGCCGACCTTGGATATAACCTTGGGTTAGGGCGCATCACTAAAACAATTGCTAAAGCATTGGGGCTACCTGTTACGCCGTTTTCTAGAATAGTTGGCGGGCGCAACGTTAACGAACTTGCCGGAAACGTATCAATTCGTTCTATTGTTCAAGACAGAATAAATAACCTTGAAGCGCAACAAAAAACACTTCTTACTAACGACGTAGATCTTTTAAAACCTGACGGTTCAAGCCAACTTAACGAACAAGGATTACTTGCTTTACGTCGTGAAGCACAACTTCAGACACTACGGCAGTATCTTGAAATACCGGAAGTAAAACCCGAAACAGAAGAAGGAATTGCGGGGGCGCTGGCGGCGTCTGCAATTCAAAAAACTGAAAAACCCGTTATAACACCAACAAAAGTTACAGCCCCGCGTTCTGATATTGAAGACAGAATTAACGCGCTTGAAAAACAAAAGCAATATGCGCGTGAAACGCGTGATGAAGAACAGCTTGCTAATATTAACAAACAGTTAGAAGAATTACGTGAGCAACGCTTTGCTGCAACTAACGATCCTAAGTTTTTAAAAGATCAAGCGTTTCAAGATTTTGTTGACTACACACTTGATGCAGCTACTCGCCTTAAAAGACCTGCTACTGCGTTAGGCGTTGAGAAACGTATTAACAGGTTGGAAAAATATAAGGCTGCGGCTAAGAGTAAAGGCAGAGATGATCTTGTTCGTCAAATTGATAAAGAGTTAGCCAAACTTCAAGAAACAGAATCTGTACTGCCGCTTGCTAAAACACGAGAACAAAAGACAGAACAAATTACACAACGTTACGTTGATGCGCTGCTTCAACAAATTGCAAACGCTCGTGATGCAAATGGGCAACGAGGGTTAAACCAGCAAGAAGTTGACGAAATTACAAAGCAAACACGAGAGCTTTTGTCTGAGTACTCAAACAGGATGCAGGCGTTAAGCTTTGCACAGATCCGTGATAACTTAGATCAGGTAACAGAGAAACGTGTTGTCGCAGATCCTAAAAATCTTTTACAACTTACACGTTTACAAAACGAGCTTAAGCTTATTGCAAACGCAATGACAAGACCTGGGGCAGACACAGACACGCTTCAGCAACGGTTTAGTCAACGCGTTAACTTTTTTTTAAAGCAACTAGCAGCACCTGCTAGAACGCGTGTAGTTGACATACTGACTACCCCTACATTTGATACACGTAAAACTGAAGAGCGTCCGTTTGCTGATCCGCGTACGGCAACTGCACTTATTCAAGACCAACTTGAAGAAGTTGCTGACAAGTTTAGTAAAGTTGAAGCAAGGCCGCGTACAAGAAAAGAAGAAGCATTTACATTACGTGCAGGATCTGAAGAATTAAACCGCTTGCGCAACCAGAGCGCAGTTGCATCATTTGAAGCCAAACAGCAAACAATTAAAAACGAACTTGAAACACTGCGTCTTCGTTTAAACGCTAATAACATGGGGCTTAACAGCCAGCTTGAACAAGCGCTTGCTCAATTTGAGTCTATTGACAAACCGTCTGAAGAATTAGTAAATGTCGTACTAGAACAAGTTAACAGAATAGTTAGCGGTCTTGATACGCCGTTTGATACAGATAACCCTGACTTAAAAGCTGAAAAGCCGCGTTTTGCTTCACTGCCTATTCGCAGCGCAAAAGAACAAAAACAGGCTAACCGTGCTTGGTACGATAAAAACCGACAAGACCTAAAAGACAAACAGCAAGAAATTCTTGAAGCTCGCGCTGCTTTGGATAGGGATATTGCGGACGGTATAAAAGCTTTACAAAAATCAATTACGCCAGAAGAACGCGCAAAACTTATAACGCCAGATCAAATTAAAGAACGTGAAGCAGCTATTGAAAAACTGCGCACTGAACTAAAAGATCTTGCTGCGGCAAAACCCCCCGCAGGTCCAACAATACGCTACAACTTGGGACAGGCTGAACTGTTACCCAAGATTAAAGAACTCCTCAAACGCGAGACAGAAGTTACATCGCTTGAACAACAACTTGAATTGTTTGAGGAAGAACCTCGTGTGTTTATTCGCAGTACTCCTGAAATTCTTTTAGCTTCAAGTCGTATTATTAATGGAATTAAAAATATTTTTCGTGGTCAGCAAGTTGAAGGTTTGCGGTCTTTAATAAACAACGCTACTGAAGCTGTACAAAATCAAACAACTATCACGCTGCAAACGCTTGCAGAAGTTCGGCGTTCTATCACTGGGCTTAACGGCATTGTCATTAAAATTGAAGATTTTGTAAAAGGTGTTAATGAACTTAAAAACAATGTTGCGCCTCTTGAAAAGCAAGTGCAGCAACTTGAAAAACAAATTCAAAATACTAAAAAACAGCTTGAAGAAAGCCAGAACAAACTTTCTGGCACTGAAGGAGTTGTTGCAGAGGGATACGCCGAATCTGTTATTTTGCTAAACACAAAACTTAAAAAGCTTGAAGCAGACCATAGTGATGCATTATCCATTATGCACCAAGCACAAATTGCTTTTAATGAGTTTGTAAAAAAAGGTCCGGTTGAATTAACTGAACAAGAGATAAGTCTTAAAGCTGCACTTGATGAACGTGTTGTACAAGAACGCCAAAAATTAGACAAGTTAAAAGAACGGCTTGCTGAACTTAAACAAAACCCTAAAGCTGAGAGAAATATTGGAGAAGAAAAAAATCAACAGTCTGCCCAAGATAAACAACGTGCGCTCGTTGCACAACTTGAAGCTGCGCGTAAAGAATTAGCCGACGCTGCTGATAGAAACAAACGAATAAAAGAAACACGCCTTGCGGCAATGGACGGTATTGTTTCTCTTAACGAAGCATTCTACACAATAAATAATCGCTACAAAATTATCCCTGCATCACGCCGCGTTACGACTCCTAAACTACAAGCTACTGTTTTATTGCCTGTTACATCTACTGAAGCAGAATTAAACATACGCATAAAAGCGCTTAAAAAAGCACGAAATATTGCTGAAAAAAATAACACGCTTGTTAAAATTGGAACAACAAAAACAGACAGACTTACTATTATAAATCAACAAATTGCGGCTGTTGAACAACAAATTCAAGATATTCGTAATCAAGATGCTTTTGTAAAAGCTAATGAAAAAGCAATTATTGAGTACAGAAAAAAAATCAAAGAACTTAATAAACAACTTGAAAACACGTCTAATCCTAAAGCTATTGAAAAAATTACAGCACAAATATCTACGCTTGAAACAAGAGTTAATGAAGCAATTGAGAAAAAAAATATTAATAATATGTCAAACGAAAGTTTGAATGAAATTCGTGGCGGAACTATTTATCAAGAGGACTATACCGACAAACGTACTGTGTTGATTAAAGAAGAACCTTTGTGGCTAAAAGAACAGCGCAATATAGAAAAGAACTATCAAGCTGCGGTTGAGCGGCTTGCTAAAAAATATAAAGTATCTGATGAAGGGGTTGAAGAAAAAATTCAACTGTTTATTGATAAGCGTAGTGAAGAGTTACGCAACGCTCCATCAGAAGACACCAAAGGGCGCTCAAAGTTAGAAGGCGAAATTAAAGAACTACGTAAAGATCTTGCCACGCTACAAGGCGATGTTGTTTTATTAACTGATCCTGAGATTTATCGCGTCGTAAATGCTACGCAACAAACTGAAATAACGCCTGCTGGAAAACTTAAAGTTGTTGGTGAACAATTAAAAACGCAGCGATTAAAACCTTTAAAAGGTGGTGGCGCTGATCAGCGTTTGGCTACGGAAAAAACGCCAGACCTTGATACGCTTGAAAGAGAAAAACGGGCTAAGAACGGAGCTAAATCAGCGGCAGCACGTAATGCACAAGCGGGTATTACATCAACTTCTCAAAATGTTGAGGAGTTTGAAAACACCGCTATTTTTCCAACATCACTTGGGCCTACAAGTTTTCGTATTGAAGAAGTTGCAGACTCGGTTGTTGATCTTAAAGAAGCGCGGCAAAAAATTGAACAGGTCAAAGCTAATTTGCCAAAGGGTGTGAAGCTTGTTTATGCTGAGACACTGTTTGATGCGCCAAAAAACTTTATCCGTGCGCTCATGCAGCAAGGTATGGATGAAGAAACTGCAAAAGTTCGTGGTGGTGTTATGCCGGATGGCACCGTTGTTATTATTGGTGTTAACCACGGCAACATGCTTGATCTTGAAACTACTATTGCGCACGAACTAATTGGTCATTACGGCGTTGATATTATTCTTGGTGAGCGCGGGCTTGATGATCTTGTTTTCCGTGTTGATTCTCAACCGGGAGGCGTTATTGGTCTTGCTAAAGAAATGGGCGTACACGACGAAGTATATGGCACCATTCTTAATCTGCAACGTGTTGGCACTTCTATTATTGGTCAACAACGCGCCGCTATACGTGAGTTAATTGCACACGTAGAAGAAGCTCGCGCTACAGAATCTACAGTTGCTGCGGTTAAACGTTTTGTGCAAGAAATGATTGGTGCATTGCGGCAAGTGTTGCGTGATGTGCTTGGGCTTGGGCGTTACAGTGCTCTTAAGCCTGCTGATATTTACTACTTACTAAGCCGTTCACGACGTGTAATAAAATCCGGTACTCCCGGCGCTTATCGTGACGCTGACGGACAGGTTGTGTTTCGTAGAAGCAAAGATGCGTTCCCATCTAATATGCCTGCAAACTACGCTACGGTGATAAATCAAATTACAGGCTCACCGCCCAGTACGTTTGACAAAATCTTTGGTGGTAACACAGGCATGACGTTTCGTACCAAATATATTGATCGCTTTGATCCGCTTGAACGTATTGCTGCACAAATGAAAGACTCACTTGCTGCTACGCAAATGATGTCTTATTTACGAATGCACGATCAACGCAATAATTTTACGGCTGAAGTTGTAAACAACGGTGCGTTAATCTTAGAGAAAAAGAAACGTGCAGACGGACGTGAAGAGTTCATTGTGCGCAGTGGAGGCACAGTATCTCTAAAAGATGTTGCAGCAGCACTTAAAGAAGTGCCCGACATGGGCGTTGACTCTGCTAACAAAATGTTTACGTCTTGGATGGCGGCTATTCGTGCAGAACGTGTTGGGCTTGATACGCTGAACTTTGATCCTAGCGTCAAACTGTCTGACTTAGTAGGGCTAAAGCGTTACGTTGAGTCTCAGCCAGAGATTAAAAAAGCTTTTGATAAGGCACGTACGCTCTATAACGAGTACAACAGAAACCTAGTAAAGTTTGCTGTGCAAACGGGCGCTATCAGTAAAATTGATGAAGATAGGCTGTTGCGCACTAACGACTACATTCCGTTCTATCGGGTACAGAATGGCACCGTCCAGCTTATGCTTGGTGGTGAGATCTCTCCCATTCGTATTGGCAACTTAAAAGATCAGCCGTACTTAGATCAACTTGTTGGTGGTAACACAAAGATTCTGGACTTCTTTACCAGCTCTGTGCAGAACACCAACATGTTCGTTGATTTTGCTATGCGAAATCTAGCCACAAAAAATGTAGCCTACACGTTACGCAGTCTTGGTACGAGCGCTATGCCTGTGGCTAAGATTGGGAAAGGTGACGGTCCTGCGGGGGCTAACGTCATTCGCTTTAAAGAACGCGGTGAACCTATGTACGCCGTGATCGATACAGAAACGCTTGGTGTTCCTGCTGACTTGTTAGTGAAAGGACTTGAAGGGGTTTCTGCCACCATACCTCAAGTTGTTAAGCTATTTAATATTCCTTCCAGAGTGTTGCGCTTGTTCATTACGCGCAACCCGTTGTATGCCTTCCGTCAGTTGTTCCGCGATTCAATGTCTGCGGCTTTAACAACCGGAGGAAACTTTACCCCTGTGCTGTCATCGCTTAAAGAACTTCGCAAGATGCGGCAGGGTAAGAGTGAAAGCGAGAAAGAACTACGCGAGCGTGGTGTGCTTGGTGGGCAAGTCTTTACCGGCACCTCTGAAGATTTAAGTTTGATTCTTCGTGACATTGCTAGCGGTAAAGAAGGGTGGGCGACTAAGCTGGCTAAGCTTGACACGTTGGCAATACAGGGCGACGCATCGACTCGCGTTGTGCTGTACAACAGCTTTATCAAACAAGGTATGTCAGAGATGGAAGCTACGCTGGCTACGCTTGAGTCTATGAACTTTAACCGTCGTGGGCTGTCGCCGTCTGTGATGATGCTGTCAATGATGGTGCCGTTCTTGAACGCACAGATTCAAGGTCTGGACGTGCTGTACCGTTCGGGGTTTGCTGGCAAAATGCCGTTTGATCAGCAGTTAAAAGTCCGCAAGAAGTTCTGGACACGCGGCATGATGCTTGCAGGTATGACCGTGCTGTACGCAGCCATGATGCAAGATGATGAGGCGTATAAGAATGCTAACCCAGATGAGAAGTACAACAACTTCTTTGTCTATATACCGGGGTTCAGTGAGCCTTTCCGTATCCCCATCCCGTTTGAAGTTGGCGTGTTGTTCAAAGCACTGCCTGAGATGATAGTGCATCTGGCAGATGGTAAAGCTGAAGTAGGGCAAGTGTTCCCTGCGCTGAAGAGTATCTTGGGTAACACGATGCCGGGGCTTATTCCACAAGCTATTAAGCCAGCGCTTGAGGTTGCTACGAACTACTCGTTCTTCTCAGGGCGCGGCATAGAGAGTGAACGAGAAGAAGCGCTAATCCCCTCGCAGCGCATGCGCTCTAATACGTCAGAAGTTGCCAAGATGCTTAGCTCACTGACTAGCTTTACGGTGGGTGGCAAAGAGTACGGCTTGTCCCCCATACAGCTTGATTATCTCGTTCGTGGATACTTTGGCCCTCTTGGTCTTGCAATCTCAAGCATGGGTAACACTGTATTGGAGAAGCCAGGAAAAGCTGATCCTGAGATGCGAGCAAGCGATATGCCTATCGTGGGTGGTTTGTTCCAACCCCGTGACGCTCAAGGCTTGATCAACTACGCCTATCAGGTGGTCAGCAACATTGAGCAGCGGCAGCGCACTTACAAAGAACTCACACGGCGCGGGGATGCTAGTGACGTTCAAGAATTTGTTAAAGAGAACAGACAGATTTTAGGTCTGGCATCTTCGGCAGGTAGCTTCCGTCAACAGATGGGGGAGTACGCACAGATGGAGCGTGATGTGCGTGAGCGTAAGGACATGTCTCCCCAACAAAAGCGCGAGACACTTGATCGCATACGGCAAGCACGTATCGGCTACGCGCAGAAGTTCATCGCCGCAACCGCTGAAAATAGACGCCAAGTTTCCCGTTAATGATGCAGGGTATGCTCTTGAAGTGAAACACACGGGCAGTCATAGCTGCCCTATGTGCTTTCTCTATAGTACGTTGTGGATTGAGTGTAGGGACAAAAAACCCGCCTCCTAGTGGGACATGCTCCCACGGAAAAGCAATATCAGTCCTCGATTTCTGGGATTGAGATTCGGATTGCATTGACTCTCATCGTTGGACCTCTGGTCTTTTTCATCAAGTCAGTCTTACCGTATGTGACGCGGTACAGACGCTCAATCTGTTTCTTAAAGTCAGAGTACCCAAAACTCATAGACGCACAGTAAGACTTGAGCAATGCTTCTTCAATGTAGTAATCGATGTGCCCCGCAGTGATGCCGTGCTCAACACGTCCTGCAATTTCTGTGCGAGAGATAGTTTCATCAATAATTCCACTGTCACCAAGCGTAGCAGCGAGCGTTCCCTCAGCTTGTTTAATCACAACAAACTTACCGTAGAACTCACGGGTGTAAGCGTTCATCACATCCTCAACCGTGCGCTTGCTGCTCTTCACAGTCTCCCTGCTCTTGAACACTAGGTTGCGAAACACACGCATGATGCGTTCCACAGGTAGGTCAATGATTCCCATGTATTTGCTGCCCATAACCACGGCACCTGCGATACATGAAGCGTTACCCGCAGTCCAGAAACGTTCATCGTCGGGCGATCTAAACTCCATACGAATGTGTTTCTCAATCTTCTTGTACAGCTTCAATGCCTCCATCGCATTTTGAGATAACCACTGTGCGTAGAGCGGGCCGACCACACCATAGTTTTGAGACAGCGACACAATAGCCTCACGCTCATGATCGTCCCAAGTAAGAATTTCAGACAGCGTTAACTCAAGAACGCGCCGCAGCTCGCCTTCTGAAGAGTGCTTGCGGTTACCTGTCATGTAGTCCACAACGTGTGTGTTAGATGCCATCAGTGCAAGCAGTGACCAAATGGTTGTGTTCAAGCGTTCTTTGTTTGCGCCTGATTCCATACGATCTTTACCCTTGCCCTCACTAATATCAAAGATCATGGCAGGGAACCACTCAAAGTCACGCCGGTTCTTTACCGTAATTTCGTCAGAAATAAGAGGCAGTGCTCCAAGCATTCCCGCATGGTGCACCATAGCTACATCAGACGTTGATCGACTAACACGAAAATGATCGGGATGCCCCCACACACTACCCGCAAGACGTAGTGCAAGTGTTTTACCTGTGCCTGACTCTGTTGAACCCAAGTGATAAGTCATCCCTGACAACTTACTAAACGCCATAAACGGAGAGCCAAGCCCCACGCACAGCACAGCAAGTAATTCGTCTAAGCCTTTATCAATTAATACTTGAACAATATTTTTCCAACCGTCTAGCGTACCCATTGAGCGCATGCTGTTGGTAATGTTTTGAAGATCTGGCATAGGAACTTTGCGCATATCTCCATTTTGATATACGGCACCGCTATATACAAAAGGTGTGTTGCGCCCTTCTATCAAACGGTCAAAGCTTTGCCATCCATAATTCGATGGAATAATAATTGGCGTCTTTGAAACACTTGCATTTTCGACACACCCACGAACGTAGTCAAACAAATTTTTATCATTACCAGATCCGAAAGACGCAATAATATTTTGTGCAGCTAAAGTTCTAACTGTTTCGTCTTTGCTAACTACTGATTTTTGATTTATTAATACGTCGTGGTAATCATTTTCGCGTTCGGCAATCATATGAACTATATGATCGCCGGTAGGTTGTTTTAGGATATCTACTGCAAAAAGCGTAAAAGGCAAGATCATTGTTGACTTTTTTGATTTGTTGCCTTGATCATCCTCAAGTGTTTTGTCTACAAAAACACCACCCTTTGCGCCGTAGCTAAACCCCCGTGGGGGTGCGGGGCGCGTATAAACCGCAGGTAGGATTTCCTCTTCGTCCTGTACTTCAATCTGTTTCTCGGTGTTATCTGTAATTAAAGTCCTGCATAGAATAAGCGGGTTGGTAATTTTTCCCCAGTGTGAGCACTTTGTGCATACGCCGGGGTTTTCGCTGTCCATTTTTACGCACGGATATGGGCCTTTAATTTCGCGCAATTTTTGATGCATACGCTCTTCGTCATACGGATGCATCTCCGAAAGACGACGCGAGTATTCATCGCTATCTACACATCTGGATGTCCAAGAAAGCAACCCCCGCCACAAAGGTTCCATGCCGTCATTAGAAGCATGTTCTTTGTAATACTCAAGTTGTTTACAACCCGTACCCTCAATGCTTTTAATCCACAAAACTTTAAATTCGCTTTGTAAATTATCAAATAATTTAACTGATGCAACTGAGTTGTCTCGTTTAGGACGCTCACCTTCAATCTCAATCTTTTCTGCTAAAGAAGGATTGTATGCATGCCCGTTTAATTTTTTGACAAGAGATTGAGAAAACAACTCAAACTCAAACGCTTGAGGTTTAGCCTCTAACATAATACGTACAGCACGAGGCTTAGGATACTTAGGTTTAAAGTTAACCGTCCCCGGTATGCGCAATACACGCGCCGCATCAGCAGTTACGCTGTTATCAATCTTCATGTTTTCCTGAGCACAGAGCCTTTTTAAATTCTCTGCAACAGGTTTCCATTGATCAATAGGCACATCAACCGTAAAAGGCCAATACACATGCAGCCCACCACCCGAATCAACAACAAGCGGCTGCCCAAGTTGAACTAAGTCGGTCTTTTCAAGAAACACATCAAGCGCTTCAGCAGCAGCTCGTTTAGTTTCGTAACCGTCTAAATCCAAAAAAGCAGCGCGAATGTATTCAGCGTTTTTAGCCGTGCGGCTACCTTCTTTTTTAAAAGTGGCTAATGCAAAGTAAACATCCTTTTTTTCTTTAACCCATGTGTCTACGACATGCTTAAACTCTCCTAAATTTGTTGCAAAAACATGCTCTTTCTTTTTTGATGTTAGCTCGGCTACACAGTAAACGCCCGTCGATGGGAGCACCGCCGCCAGAAACTCTTGCGGTTGCATGGTAACTCCACGGGTTAGAACAAAGGTAATTGACTGTCGTCTTTTTTATTAGTTGCTTTCTCCGTTTGTAAGTTCATAAATTCGCGTGTGCGTTTTAAAAACTCCTCAACATATTGAGGTGAAACCGTGTCTGTCACAACTTCAATGTCAAGGTGATTTATCAACTCTTTGGTAGTCATGCTTGTTGGGGATAGGTGTCGCATATATGTCTCCATGCCTGTTCAGCATTAGGGTGCCGCTCAAGAATGTTAATAAGTTCCTGTACACGTGATCGATAAGCGGGTGTAACTTCCATACCAGACATCCAGTTATAAACCGTTTGTCTAGTTGCACCCGTAAATTTAGAAATGCGTAATACAGAAAAATCTCTGTGAATAGCCCAACGCCCTAAGCGTGAGCCTAGGGTGCGCGGAGCATGTTTAATTGTTTCTTTAGTTCGTTCAGAGTATGGCATAAATATCGGGGGCGCAAGCCCCCGCTCGCGTTAGTCGTCAGTGTCCCATGCAGCTACGGTTGCAGCAATGCCCGATTTTTTAGGCACTGCATTAGTCGGAGCTGCTTTTTCCCGTACTTCTGGCTCACTATCGTCAATTTCTTCCACAACTTCTTTTTTCTTTGCCGCAGCTTTTGGTCTATTACCTTCAACTAAAGGGGCAGCAACTTGTTGAGAAGCACTAAACGACAGCGTAACCATTTTTTTCACCACTTCAGTGTCAATTTTTTCTGACGCACTTTCAAATTCTTCGTCAGTTAACCAACGCATAGTTTTGAAAAATAACTTAGGAACCGCTGCTTTAGTATCAAAACGCATACGCGTGACAACTTCTTCGGGTTTGATGTCTTGGGCAGCTAACCAACGTGCGTAAGCTTGCAATGGCATGTTGCCTCCTTCATCCTTACCAAAAATACTTGTGGCAGGAAGTGACAGAGCAAGCGCATCACCTTCAACATCATTTGCCAACACTACGGCTATGCGTTGTGAGAAACGGCAGGCACGACTATTGCCCTCTCCGCTGCCTTGAATGTTTTGTGGGCAGTCGGCGCAGTTTGAATGCTGAGGGGATTCAATTGAAGTGTCGGGCTTATCGCCATCCGCAGACCAACATATTGGTGCTGTGGTTTTTCCTTCTTCATATTTAGCTGCGTAAAACGTACGTCCAATTTTAGGAGCAGCTCCAACAATTACAACATCGAGATGCCTATCATCGACGGCAGCAATTTCTTTACCATCACTGATCAACCGAAACACGCCACCTTTGATGGATATGTTTTTACCCGATGCACCATTACCGCCGCCACCCGTCAACGCTAAAGCAATTGCAGACGAGCCGCCACGCCTAGCAAAAGAAGGGGCTTTAGAAGGATTAAAAACAGTAACATTACTCATTTGGTTGGTTTCCTTACAGAAATATCGAACTCTTTATCTGAGTTCAAACCGGGGGGTACAAGCGAAGGGTTGTCTTCCAAAAACTTAGCCATGTTGGTTTGATGAATACGCTTTTCATAAAGATCAAGCGCGTCATTCTCCACCACAAAAGTTTTGAAAGCGTCCCAGTCTTGCGTGAAGTACCGTGTCTTGGTTGTCAAGATCACAGTGCCTTGATCGGTTTTCACCGATTTACTGCCGAGCGCCATGAGATGATCTTTCATCGCAGCTTTGATTTCGTCTTGCTGCGACTTGAGATCTTCAATCTCAGACTCGTATTGTTTCGTAAGCTCTTGAATCCGCGTACGTATTTTTAAGTACACGCGGGCCAATTTATCCATTGGTACGGTATCCATATCAACTCTCCTTGTGTTATGTCAAAAATTATACATGCTTTTTTTTCATCGTGCAAGCTCCTCTTCGTAAAGTTTGATCAACAACGCGTGGTCTTCCACACGCTCCTCTAGCAAGTTAAACATCTTGCGTTCAATTGCACTGCCTTGTAGGTGTATCACTCTAACTTTTGTAGAGTCTTGCCCGATTCGATCTGACCGTGCGATACATTGCTTGTAAGTTTCAACCGACATGACCGGCCCCCAAAAGATGACGGTGTCCGCAGCGGTCAGCGTTACCCCGTGCGCTGCGGCTTGTGGCTGTATAACCATGACTCGCGGATCGTCTTCAGTTTGAAATCTTCTAAAGATATCTGTTCTTTTTTTGACGGACACATCGCCGTTGATGACTTCGCTAGCTACCCCGTGTTTAGTAAGATATGCGTGTATGGTGTCGATGCTATGTCTGTAAGGAGCAAACACTAAAACTTTTCTGTTTGTTTCTTCAAGCGCCTCCATCAGCACCGCCAAACGCGGTGCGCAGTCAAACTCTACAACTTCTTTCTCATCTGTATAAGCCGCACCCGCGCTGATTTGAAGTAGTTTGTTCACTGCGGCGGCAGCGTTTACTGCTGTGATTGTTTCACCCGCCGCTTCCACAAGCATCCGTTCTTTCAATATCATGTAGTACTTACGTTGTTGAGGTGTCAAAGGTATTTCACGTGTTTCAGTCAACACAGGAGGTAGGTCAGTGCATTGTTCTTTTGTGTAACGTATCGCTGGTTGTAAAGCAGCATGCACTAATTCTGCTGCGTTTTGTTTTGGCCCCCATTTAAACTGTGTTAGTTTGTTCATTGTCTTATCGCGCCACGCAGTAAAAAAACTTGGCACACCTGTTGGGTTAACAAGTTTTGCTAAACCATAAGCGTCGAGCGGTGACTGCGAAGCGGGTGTACCCGTCATCATCCACAAGTATGTGTGGGGAGTAATCAAAGAGTTCAAAGCTTTCCATCTGCGTGTACTAACGTTCTTATACGCGTTTGCTTCGTCAACAATTATGAGATCAAACCGACCATCAGTTTTTATTTCATTAGCAATTAGGTTTAGTCCGTCGTAATTAATAATTACAAACTCGTAATCGCCTTGAACCATTTCAATACGTTTTACCGCTTGTTGATGGTGCGCGACAATCGCCGTTCTATGAATAATGCTTTTGTTTATTCCATTCATCCAAGCATCGTTCATAATAGACAAAGGGCATAAAATAAGACAGCGTCTTACATAGTTTTTACTCATTAAATAATCAGCAGCCCACAACGCAGAAAGCGTTTTGCCTGTGCCCGGATCATTAAATACGAATGAACGGCGATGAAGTGTTAAGAAAGCTGAAGTTTCAACTTGGTGCGCAAACGGTTTATATTTTCCGGGCCAATCATATTTAGCTTTAATTGGCGACGGCACACTGCGCACACCCAGATTGCGCAATACGCGCATTTCATCTAACCCCCAAAACACAAGCACTTCGTGAACGCCGGGGGATATTTCTCCAAGGTTTTTACTACGCGGTATGACTGTGTATTTATCAGGCTTGCGCGTTCGCAACAAAACCGCTTTGTTGTTTATGATTTGCATTTTAGTTTGTATAAAGTTTTATGTGTTTGCACGTGGTAGTGTTTGTCCATTAAGTTTCTGCGCATCATTTCATGCAGCATCAAACGCCAGAACGCTTCTTCTGTTGATATGTCGCTGTGGATGACCTCCATGTGGTTGAGCCACCATCCATCTCCATGCTTAGCAGACCACAGCGTTACTAATGCGTCGTTACTTTCCGTTGTCAGCCATGTTTTTGTTTGGGCTGCGAAGTCGCGTATTTCCTTTGGTAGACTTTCCCCCAGATCGAATAGGTGTGATATGGTCAATGTCTTTACCGGCTCTATCGATACCGTCTTTGTCATACATTCTCCTTGCGCGTTGGCGTTCAAGTTGATCTTTTGTTTCGCCAGATTTTTTCTGTAGTTTGTATGCGTGTTTGTAGTCACGTTTGCCATTAACTTGTGTCATCTCAATGCCCTTTATTAAATTCACAGGTTTTAACAGGACACCACGAACATAAAGGCGTGGCGTTGGGGTTCCACACGTTGTTTGCAAACGCTGCTTCAAGACGTGCGGCACGTTCACGATAGTCTTGCCAATATTCCGTAACTTCTTCAAGCAAAACTTTGTGTTTAATCATCGAATCTTTAACAACAAACAACAAAGCAGACTTCACTATACGAATAATAGGGAAATGCGCAAACGTCATAAGAGACATCAGCGTTAACTGTTCTTTGTCTGGGTATTTGTCTTTTCCTGTTTTGTAATCAATCACCCATGCAGTAAGACTTTCTTCATCAACAATTAATAAATCAGCAATACCTCGCACCCAACACTTATCGTCTTTAAAATTGCACGGTTTTAAATCAACAGTTAAACCCATTTCATATTCAGCATATTTAGTTCCGGGTTTTGCAAGAAGCGCATCAATCGTAGGTTGTGCAAAAGAAAAGTGTGTGGGTATAGGTACATTATTTTTGACGTAATCTTCCGCAGCTTTGTGAAAATCTTTACCGTAACGAGTTTGCGTTGTTTCTTTTTGTTCATAATTTTTTAGTATACGTACTTCGTGATAACGTCTTGCACAACCTTCAAAATCTTTGAGCGCTGAGTGAGACCAAGCCTTCATTAGAACCTCGCAGATTTGAATACGTTAACAAGATGCTCGGCAAAGCTTTGAACAAATCGCTCATCGTTGTTGAGTTTGGGTTTAATCTCTTCAAGTATGCCGTGAACGACCTCATGCCAGAACACAACTTGCTGCTCTGACTTGGAAATCTTGCGCATCTTGGTTTTTGTATATACGTTGATTGTTTGACTGATATATTTAATTTCACCTAGCGTGTAGTTGCTAGGCGTTTTGCCTACACAAACTGTGTAGCGCTTATCGCCGATCTTTACTGATTTTGGTATTGTCATTTTGCATCTCCATAACGTTTTGCCGAACTAACATTTGCTGCCAAAGGTATTCCCGGCATATACTTTGGCTCCATCGTCATCTGCTCCAAGACCCACCCTTCTGCCTCTTGGACATAGGCATCCGGCACGATGACTACTTCTTCATCGTGCACGGTTAAACACACCGAGTACTTCTTTTGAGTTCTCAGCATACCATCTGTCATTACAATACGAGCTAGCGCCTGAACGATGTTTTCGGTCAGCTTCCCACCGTACAGCTTGGTCTCGTCGGGGCCATACACCACCCCTTTTTCTTCTGAAACTTTGATGTCAGGATACCGCAGTTTCATGCCGTTTGGCAAGAGAATTTCTTCTTTCCTGAATGTGATGCACTTGTATGTGTACTCGTTGCCCTCTAACAGACAGTGATTTATTGCTGAGTTGCACAACGCCCAGAAGTCCGTCACAGGCTGCGCCGCCTTGCGGTATATCTCGATGATAGCTTTAGCTGCCAAGCAGTGGTAAAACAGTTCTTCTTCTGTGCATGTATGAGGTATCTTCTCAAACTGCTTGGTCAATACGCTGTCTTGAAGAAACGATTCAGCTGCGGCAGCAGTTACACCAACTTGTTTGGCAAACTTCTTGTCGTACATCATGGGTGGTGCGCCAAGGAACCCTGTCAACAACTGTGCCGAGAACGATGCCCACCCCATACCGTAACCAGCACCGAGCAACGCTGACTTGGCAGACTGTCGTAGGTCAGGGTGTGATTCTTTACTTAGGTCAGGTATGTTAAACATCTGCGCACCGAACGCAGCGTATGGGTCTTGCCCACTTTTAAAAATATCTAAGAGTGCATCGTATCCGCTGATCCATGCAAGGATTCTGGGTTCAATTTGGGAGAGGTCGCAGACGACGAGGCTGTGTCCTTCGGGTGCCAGAATGGAACGACGTAAGAAAGATCCACGTTTGAGATTTTGTAAATTAAGCCCTGAACCTCGACTCGCTGACCATCGACCCGTATGTGCTCCGTAATAGTTAAGGGGAACGGGCAGTGCCCCTCTTGACGCAATGTCAAGGAAACGTTGGGCACGAGTTCTTTCAAGGGTTGACTTGACTTTAAGACGTGCTTCACACAGCAGGGCAACGTCCTCCCGCTCTGAATTGAGCAGAGACTGAAACAACGCGTCATTTTTAGCAAATGCATAAGTCTGTCTGCCGGTGGTCTTGCTAAGTTTTGTGGGGAGCGCCACGTCCATATGACACAGAAGATCTGCGAATCGATTATTACTCGCCAACGTGCTGTCATCCACCCCAAGTCGTCCCAGTAATTCTCCACGCTTGCGCTCCTCTTCATCAATGGCTTGTTGCAACATCTCAACATCCAACACGAGCCGAGGTAGTGTGAACATTTTCAGCGTCATGTCGATCAGTTTGAGTTCTTTAGCAGGGAACCCATCAACCAGACGGTTGAACACCTGCTCACACAGGAACGTGTCATGCGCACAATACTCGGCAAGTTCTTTCTCTATCTCAGAAGTAAGCTCAACCAACCCATCCGTGCTGTGCACAGCTTGACCTTTAGGCGGCAGACCGAATTCATCTGCAAGTTTTGCCAAGCTGTTGCCAACTTCCACACCCCGCAACGCTCGTGCCATAGACAACGAATCAAAAATTAGCGCAGGGTTGGCTCCGTATACCCACGACAATATAGCCACGTCAAACTGCGCGTTGTGAGCGAGCACTGCGGTGTTCGACCAATCAATCGATGTTATAAATTCAGGGATATCTTTGTGAGAAATCCATACTGGATCGTCATCTGAACCTAACTCTTTAATGCATAACCCAAATGCTTTGAACCGTTTGTCCCTGATGTATTGCTCTGTCGTCAACTTGCTTAGTGTGTACTTTTTTCTGTCCCAACGTGTTTCAAAATCTATGACCAATGTTTTCATTAGTTGAGTGTCCTGTTGGAAGACATCTCTTTTCCCAAGTGTGTTTGCAAACGTTCTAATGAACTAGCAACAAGGTCGTACACTTCTATGATATTTGCGTTAACCCCAAGCATCTTAAAAGTGTCTTTCTTTTCGTCACCCACAATCAATACGCAGTTAACTTGTTCTTTTATAGCGCCCTCAAGAAGTTCTCTTGCAAGCTTTATTGTTTCTTCACGTTCCGCTGATAGTTTTTTCGACTTCATGGATGTTTTCCTCATTGATGACAAGCGCTATACCGCCAGATTGACGGATTAACTCAAGCTGCCTGTCTTGTAGTGCCGTGGTCTTGTTCTTCCCTGCTTTACATTCAATAGCAACGAAGCGTCCATTGTGGCAGCAAACGATGTCAGGAATACCTGACATACCGTAACCACCTGTAACAGGAAAAAAGTAGTAAACGTTGTAAGACTTGAGCAGCTTAGTGATCTTATCTTTAACGCGTCCTTCGGGTGTTCTCAAAACGGTGCCTCCTCTATGTCGTTGGGTTGTTTAGAAACTTTTGCCAGCACAACATCTTTGCGGTTGATGAAGGCGTAGTGGGGAAAAGGCCAGCCGTTGTCTGCGGGTATGCGTATACATAGCATCCCATCGTCGTCTTCCTTTACAACGTAGCCTATTTCGCCCGTGCTCTTGATTCGTACTCGTGTATCAGGTTGCATGATTAGTTTTTTCCTTTATGACAGGGGAGAACTCCCGCGTTGTGAAACGTTGATTGCAATGCGTACATACGCGCTTGCGCTCCATGTAAAACCGTCGTCTTACGTCATCGAAAAAACGGCGTGTGTCTGTCACTCTTGTTGGGTAACCATCTGTTGTTTTGGGGTCAGCGCAGTATGGACAAATCATAAGTTGCACCTTAATGAAATTTTTTTATTAGTGTGATATAACCCACTCGTCTTCCAAAATTTGGAGCGATCATGGCAAAGTCAAGCGTTACAGAAGATGAGTTTATTGAGATCTGGAAACGGTTAGGTAGTGCCAGCCTTGTTGCCAAAGAAGTAGGGATAAGTCTAAGGCAAGCACAGGAACGTCGTAGGAGCATCGAGAATAGGCGGGGCATATCACTTGAAGCATTTAATGACCAGCGGTTGTATAAAATTCTGCATACTGAAGACAAGATCCGGTCGATTGCAAATATAAATGGGCCTGTTATAGTTTTTAGCGACGCCCATTTTATGCCCAATGAAACGAGCGTGGCGTTTGAAGCTTTGATCAAAGTCATAAAAAAGATAAAACCGACGATGATCATAGCCAACGGCGACATTCTTGACGGGGCAACGATTTCAAAATACGGCCCCGAGGGTTGGCAAACTAAGCCCACACTCAAGCAGGAATTAGAGTCGGTGCAGCACCACATGGACGCTATCGTCAAAGCTTGCAAGGGACTGAACGTTATTTTGCATAGAACAATTGGTAACCACGACATTCGATTTGAAAAAAGGTTATCGGGTCTTGTGCCTGAATACAGAGACATACAGGGTACAAGGCTGTCTGACCATTTGCCTGAATGGTCTGTAAGTTGGTCTGTATTAGTCAATGACAACACCATGATTAAACATCGTTTACAACACTCAGGCATTCACTCTGGATACAATAATGTTTTAAAATCGGGAATCAGTACAGTGTCAGGACATACGCACCTGCTAGAAGTAAAAGGATGGGGCGACTATAAAGGTCGTCGTTGGGGCATCTCAACAGGGATGCTGGCCGACCCAAAATCGCAAGCCTTTGATTACATTGAAGATAATCCAGTGCCGTGGTGTAGTGGTTTTGCAATACTAACGTATGATAATATGGGTAGATTGCTTCCACCGGAGTTAGCGGAGGTGATCGATGGGTGTGCATATTTTCGTGGATCTTCAATTTAATGGGGTATATCATGGACGAAGTATTTGTAAGCGTTGATTTGACTGAGTTTGAATACGACGAAGTTATTGACTGGCTTGGCGAGCAAGAAATTAGCTCTGGTCTTAGTGATCTTTACAAGAAACTGCTTGCTGCTGTTGAAGCACGTGATGCAGCAGAGGAAGAGGAAGGCGAAGACGAGTAAAATTCGTCATAGCTACCTTGACCAACCCGCCCAAAAGGCGGGTTTTCTTTTACTGTATTGGTCTTATATGACCGTTTAAACCATGTAAAAGGCTCATCCGGCGGGTTTTTTCCTGTTAATCATCTCTCCACGTACCGTCCTTAAATATAAAGCGTGTAAACAACAAGATCCCATCCGAATCGTAATGTGCTGCCATACACGGCGGGTCGTTATAAGCCGGTGCTCGATACTGTAACCCCATGCCACACTCCCTCTGATGCGGGAAGTAATATAAGGTTGTCACAGCTTCCTTCGGAGTGGAGGGAGGAGTGACGAAATCATATAGTTCGCGTTTCATTGCTAACTCCTTGAATCAACGACCTCTTTGATATGCCCCAAAGCGTAGTCATAACCTTCTGAAAACATATTATTCCTGTCACGCTCCATGCCCCACAAAGCATCAATAGCGTCTAACACTACTTGGCGTTCTTCTTGTCTAATCAACTCAGCAAAGTGCTCGATGTCACCGTGCAAAGTTAAACCATTTTTTTCAATTATTTCAAATGCGTTCATTTGATTTGTCCTTATGATTATTTATTGTTGTCACCCCTTTTCTTGAGGTAGGCCAAATAAGCTGCTTCTGGTCAATCGTCATGTCTACAACACCATTACGCATGGCAAAGAGCAATCTTGGTGTTAATGCGGTAAACAACTTTGGCGGTTCATCATCTGGGCAGATGGTAAATGTGTATGGAAGTTTAGCCATGATTTTTCTCCTTTAATTTGGATTCGATGGCGCGGGCAAAAGATTCTTCTGGCCCAAAGCAAGAATTAAAACCAATCTCTTTACGAATAATCTCGCTCACTTCTTCATCAGTCATCCCAACCCATTCTTTTGCGCGGTACAAAGCCATACCAACGGGCAAAACAACAGCAGGATCTAATGGTTGGATGACGCAATACCCACCATAAAACCCCGATACATACCCCACAGGTTGTTGCTTTGGTTCTTCCCAACTCTCACATTCACAGACATATCTACCCGCGCTGTGTGATGCGTCACGCATGAAGCCATGCGGTGCGTCGGGATGTTCATTACACCTTATACCTACATCATCTGTGTTTTCCATGTTTCACTCCGCATCTCTATTAGATTTCCACGAATCCAAAGAACGCATCTCAGCCTCCTCCAAAGAACGTATCTCAGCCTCCAATTCTCTGAGATCGTTAGCTGCATCAGACACCCCGTGCCAATCGTGACGGGCCATCATTACTTTCATGTATTCAATCAATATTTGTGCCTGTGCGGCAAGATCTTTATAGTCCATAAATTTCCTTATTTAACTGTGTGCCAGTTTCTGGAGTGAGCATCATTATTGATAAGCGCCTTAACTGTTTGCAATTTGTCTTGAGCGAGTAATTTATTCGACAATTCTCTTGTTTTTCTTTCTTTAATGACCTTACGGTTATCGGCAGGGGCAAGTAAGGTATTAATATTTTTTTTGTTTAACCAGTCTATGAGTTGATCTTCAGTCCATTTTGTGTCCCAAAGTTTTTCATTTAAGTCCGGAAGATACGCCGCAATAAAACGAAGGACATTACAACGTTGTTGATGCGGCCATTTCGGGACTCTTTTGAGTATCACAAACTCGTTGTATGAAATGTTTTCCGATGATAAAAAATCATTAATACAGACATTCATATAAATGATTTTATTATTTTTAAATATTTTTATGAGATTTCTATCCCACAGCTCTTGAAGCATATCTTTGTGGGTTTCCTTCATAAGATTTAATATGTCCATTATTTTTCCTTTGTGATTCGTTTAATCTCTCGGTCGATATACCATCGAGCCTTACGCAAGTCCTCGACTTCTTTGCCCTTTAATGAGGCCCGCCATACATACTTAACAGCGTTGCCTAAGTTAAACGACATGTGCTCAGTTATTTCAATACACTCTACACCGGATGGGTGCGAAGTGTAGTGCTTCGGGTTATTTACGGTGTCGGTCATAGCATCCTCCAACCTTGCACGTCTTCCGTCCAAGATCTGTGCCACAAAAACATCGCACCAAGATTACCTTTTTCGGTAAGTTCTGCTGTGCTGTAGGTCAATCGTTTATTTTCACTGCCGGGGCCGACCCACAAATGTCTCTGTGTGTAATGAGGTAAGTAAGTAATGCCGCCTAAGTAAAACACAGGTTGCTTCACTCTCACAGCTTTTTCATTAAGATCCATTAATTTCATTTTTCTCTTCGCTTTATCATTTCGTCCGCGACTCTGTATGCAAAGTCTGCAAAAGCTTCTTCCGGTTTGTACTGTGGCATTTGTCCCCACTTGCCGGAAAGTATCCCCGTGATAGCAGCTTTGGCGAACTGATCCCGCAAATCGGGTAGCTCGTGTTCTATATATTTAAGAACTCTTTGATCCACAATGTTTAAGTTGTTGATGTCTTTCATTCCACACCTCCACCTAGTCTGAGTTCAATACGCGCTTTGTCTAATGCAGCAATACGTTTGCGCTCCTTGATAACTTTGGGATCTCTCCACGGGTATGGTTGTTTAAGCAACCTCCAGTGCCGCTTGAATGTTTCGAGCACATTGGTGCTCTCTGATGTTGTCTTGATATGCATGTTTAATCTCCTATTACCAAAGATAAGTTTTGGGCACGTCACTGCTTGGCATGAAGTCTGGATAGGCTTCACGTCCATCTTTACCGTCCAGACTGAACACCTGCATCACCGCACGTTCAAGCGCAGCAGTGAACTGCTTAACCTTTATATTAGTCGCAAGTGTAGACGCTGAGTCACGTAAATACTGACCACTCATCGACCGGCGACTGCCGACTATCAGGTCATTTTTAGTGAGGTGGTGTGAGTACAGATTGTCAAAGACTTTCTGCCCAAGATCCTCAAGAATAGACGCTACAAAGTCTGCATCGTTTAGGTCTTTTCCACACCTTTGCACGTCACGTTTGAGGTTGTTGATAGTTCGTGTTGCCAACGTCTCTTTATACGCCCTTATTTCCTCCCACTCGGCGTTGGCTCGGTATGTGTCTATGCGCAGCGCAGCGAGCATGTTTATAACCTTAAGTTGTTTGCGTAACTCCGCACGTTTCTCACGCTGTTCAGTCGTAACCGTAGCGCGATAGATGGGCAGGTGCTCACTGCGCTCCACAACAAGTCTGCCGTTGGGATCAAAGACCAGACGTGCTGACCAATCTGCCCCGTGCGTATACGGCGAAAACGGTACGAAGCGCACTGTGTTTTTTGTATCAGTGAACCGCGCACCGTGACCGTTGTAGCACTGGTGTATGTTGTGCGCGAGGAACGAACGTGATGTGTTTGAGTCGTGCCCACGGATGTACACCTCACGATAACCATGCTGATCGGGCTTGACGTAACGGATCATTTTGGTGTGATACAGGCACACGTCATAGTGGGCTGCGTCTTGCCCACGTTCTAGCCTGTAGTGCCACGCAGTACGCCGACCAAGCGGACGTTGATCTTTACCCCATTTGGCTGACTTAACGGGTGTGATCTTGTTGAAAAACCAATCCGCATCTTCGTACTTGTGGACGGCATATACTTGATTGAAGTTAGCTGTGAAACCCATGATTACTCTCCTTGTGATTAAAAGTTTGTTGCAATTTTGTGTACTGCATAAAGGTACTCGTGCAGGTTATCAATGTACGCTATCACTTCTTCTTCGCATTCTTCTTGTCCATCTTCACCCACTGCTATGAAGCGAAACGATGCCACCTCAAGCTCATGCGCGTGGCTGTAGATAAACTTGTGCGCCTCGACACTAGGATATCCGTTGTACCATTTCACATTTTCTGCTTTAAATGTAATGATCGGATCTTCTTTGTCAGAGAAGTCCACTTCTGTCAAAGCTTGCTTAATGTGTTCATCATTCTTTGCTGACATGTACGTCACGTACGCGTCGCGCTCTTCGATTGTTTTGAACTTGATGACATACGCTACGTCTGATCTATATCCCATGATTACTCTCCTTGTAGTTGTACGCTAACAGTTAAACCCTTGAGCTTGTCGTTGAAGCGCTCGTCAAACATCTCCTCAAAGATCTCGCGGCATCCGTCGTCGGACACCAAGTCCAAGTCACTAGCGCACGAAGAAACCTCATCACTGAAGTCATAGTCGCCAATGATGTCGTTGACTGCATCGTGTACAGCGCTTGAGAAGTCATAGTTGTCGATCTTCTGTGTCACGACATCATTGACACAGGCGTCAATAACTTCTTCAGCAATGTTGCGCATGTTTGAATCAATATCTTGCTCCTCAATACGCATGTCAACTTGTTTAGCAATGAGATCACCGAACCACGTGCTTTGTTGCAGCAGCATCTCAAGGGATTGTTCAAGCTCAGGCTTGCGCTCATCGACTTTTTTCTCGATGTCATCAAGACGTTTGTGTATGTCTGAAACGAGACCAAGCTCACCGATACGTGTGATGACGAGGTTGACTACTGAATTGATGATGGCGTTGATGAAGGTTTGATTTGCTTCCATGATTACTCTCCTGAAGTAAATGGGGACATATGTCCCCGTAAAGAAAGAAGTGACACTGGTTGTTTACAGTTGCCCGTAGATGTGAATGGTTTTACCTTCGGGTGCAACGAAGTGCTCGTTGTTGACGACACCCCACAGCACAGGCACGTTGACCACCGGCGCAGGGCCGTACAGATAGCCGTCGGTTAGCCAGATGACTGCACGTGGTTTGTACTGCTTATCAACGATGTGCCGCACAACACAGTCAGGGGTTGTACCGCCGCCCCCCGCAGGTTTCATAAGTGCTGCAATGTTTGCGTACTGATGTGGCTCAAACTTCTGATCTCCACACACGGATGTGTCCCACCACAAGATGCGAATGCTGTCGGGCTTAACGTCCTCAGCGATACGTGCAATCTCACCGAACAACATACCGTAATGTCTTGCCATAGAGACTGATGTGTCACAGGCAATGATGATGTCCCCCTTGTTGTATGAAAAGTGTGATGGCAACAAATACCCCTGTGGTGCGAGGCGTTTGTTGGGCGGTGCAAACCGTGAGTGTTCATCGCCTGCACAAATCGTTGTGAAGAACTCGCGCATGTGCTGCCGCCAGTCGGTGCGTGACTGCGTTGCCTGAATGTTGAGACGCTTGCCCCTACCCTTGTTACCCGCTGTTAACTTCTCAGCAAGTAACTGACCCTGACGTGCTGCCTCCTCGATGATGGGCTTAAGCTCGTCAAGCTCTTCGTCACTAAGCTCATTGAACTCGTGCGTATCGAAGCCACGTTGATCTCCTACACCTTTACCATTACCCCCATTACCCTTCTTGATAAGATCTTGCAGAATACGCAGGAAGCCCCAGTTGGCATAGTGAGGGTCGATGTGGAAGTCAACTGTTGGACGCTCGACGAACGTGAAGTGTGGGTCGATCTCCTCAATCATCAGGTTAATTACAATATCCATCGCTACGTTAGTCTCGTATGGATACTTATTACACACATCACGGTATGCGTGACAATGCTTGAGTTGTTTATGTAACAACTCATGTGCACGGACGTATCGCATCTGCTTGCGATTCTGTGCCATCACGAAGTCAGGGTTATAGACCTCGTCACGACCGTTAGTCGCAGCGTACTGTATGCGGTCAGAAATCTCGATGTCGCCAACCACAGCGACACAACTGAGTTGTGCGAACCGTATATCTTTTGTGAAGTCGATGCCTACTGCAACGACACGCTCACGTGGGTTAAGTGTAGTGTATGACATAGCTACTCTCCTTGTGGTTAAAATTAAAACGACAACTTGTCGATGAGTGCATCGACGTTCTTGCGCACGTCCTCACGTACTGCGAGGTTCGTACGCAATTCTTTAGCATCCACACCGCTAAGTGTTTGTGCCAGACCTACTCGCGCCTGCTCAAGCTCAACGTCCCCCACGATGTTGAGGTGCTTGACCATGTCGCATAACTCAAGCGCACCCGTGACGAGCGAGTCGTGAAACTTGCGCGTCTTACTCTCGCCGTCCACCTCATCAAAACCTAGTCTGTCCTGCATGCGCGTGAGGTGCGTCTTGAGTCGCTGACGTATGTCTTGCATCGCTGCCTCGACACGATCATCTGCGAGCTTGTTGAGCTTGTCCTGAAGTTCTTTCTGTGCGTCGTTGCCCACGTCCACACGGAAGTCACCCGCTGTGGGGACAGGCATGTAGTTGACCTTGAACGCAAACTTATTCTGTAACTCGTCAGGTGTGGGGTAGTCGTCGCGCCTGAACATGTCACCGAGCGCCATCGCTTGTGCTGTGATGAGTGACGGGTAGACCCTGATGAAGTCCTCAACGTACGAGAAGAACGTGTCCTCGCTGTTGTGCATACGCTTGCTGAACTCCATGAAGAACGTCGTCGGCAGCAGGCGCAAGCCATTGTCAGACCACGGCATGGTGTTCTCGTACACAAACGTACGCACACTGCCAATGTAAGTCTGGATCACGTCCAGCTCGTTGCGACCTGCGAGCAGGTGCTTGTTGACCCGTGCTGCATCTTTAGCGGCAGCGTTCTTGCTGAACACAACCTCGTCGGTTGTTTTCTTGTCGAGCTTACGCGCCGTCCACACGGACGCGTTGAACTCAACGAGTAGTGAGCAGGTATCTATGTTGAAACGTGTCATGGTAACTCTCCTTGTGGTTGGGGTTTGTTTGGGTTCCTTGTGGGACGGAATTCCGTCCCGTGGTTACAGCAACGAACTACTGATCAAACATTCACAAACTTGTTGTATTCCTTCAGCATCAACTGGAACGGCTCAACGGTGTAGAAGAACGTCACCTTTGATGAGTTAGCGATCTGGTTGATGAACAACTGCTTGTGCTCCTCACGCGGCATGCGCATCACGTATGTGGTCAGCGCTGCTGCCTCGTCCCTACTCTTGGCACGTGATACAAACTGCTGCACCTGCACGACCTGTGCTATGGGGTCGCTGACCAACGGCGCACCCGTGGGGTCGTTACACACCAGCGCATAGTCGGGCAGCGTGTTACCGAGGCGTATGACAGTCAGGATCTTTTCAGCAGCCACACCCACCGCACCCCACAGCAGCGCACGTAGCGTCTGCGCATCCAGCATGTCAATACAGCGCACGATGTCTGACGATGCCTCGAATGTGCGAGGCGACGCGTAGCTGTCTTGTGTCTCGCGTGGGTTGTAGATGTCAGGGTTGTCGAGCTTGAGCGTCTTGCCGTGATGCTTGCCCCCCTCCTCATAGTCGAGGAATGAGTCAAACAGCGAGGGATACTGACTTGTTGCAGCGATCACTCGATAGTCGAGTCCCTTGTTGATCGCATACTCTTTCCACTCAGGCTGCGTGGGCTTGCGCATCTGCACTGTTATGCGTCTGCTGCGGATGTGTGCACGTGTGCTATCACCGAGACCCTCAGCGCCAAGGTTAGACGCAGCAATGACGAGCGACCCTTCGGGGAAGTGATAGTCACCGACACGGTAGTCATACATGATGGGCGCAAGTACGTTCTGTATGTACTGCGGTGCTTTGTCCACCTCATCGAGGAACACCACGACAGGGCGTGAGCCGTTGACGCCGAGTCGGTTAGTCTTGCTCAGACCAAAGCGCTCGTTGGGTAGCTCGCGTGACACACCTGCCTCGCGGTCAATGTCAGGCATCCACACTGACCCGTCAGACATCTGCGTTGCGTCGATGGGATCGACGAAGATGTGGTTAGCGAACTGTGGGTCGTTGCGCAGCGCCATGACACAGGCAGTCTTGCCTATGCCGTTCTCACCCTGCACGTAGATGGTACGCCGCACACCGCTAGCGTGGAACGCTTTGATCGCAGACGTGACTTGGGCGTGTGAGAGCATGTTTTGCATATCCATGTGAAACTCCTTAACGTATTTGTAAAATATGATTAGACCATAAAACGGGTTAATTGTCAAGTATTAGACATTATTTATGCATTGCAGTTCTCCTTAAGATGTTTGTGGGAGTGGGACGGAATTCCGTCCGAGTTAGCTGCTATACAAACTCATGTACTGGTGCCCCTTCAGTCCAAACCTAAACCCCATATACTTCGTGTTGGGTATGCGGTAAAAGACTGCGTGGGGCCATTGTAGGGCGAGGGCTATCTGTCTCCACCTGCACAGAGCCTTGTCGTGAGGCTCATCACACCACTTGTACACGTCCTCCACTGACATGCGCTCGCTCGTGGGGAACTCTTGTAACTGCACTGCCCATATTTTCTTTTTGAACAGCGTATTCAGCTTGTCCTGTATTTCTCCAATCTTAGAATTACGGAACCCTTCGGCGTGACTGGCATAGCGCTTGTCAACGTGCTCACGCTCCTCGTAATCGGCTAGCCAATCTCTGGCTAGCACATATTTCCACATATACCTGCTCGGATCTTGTTGGTCAGGGCATGCACTGACCGTGTAAACTTCCTCTCTGCCGTCAAAATATTCGCCGCGTACGGCGATGAGGGTGTCGGGAGGAAACTCCCGAACTTCTGTTACTGCTTGCTTTGCAAGCTCCGACGAAGGCTGAATATGAAATGTGTTCATAGTTTTTCCTTAAAATATGAGGACATAAAGATGTGGGACGGAATTCCGTCCCAGTTGCGTTAGATCGTTGGGATTAGTTTCTTGGGTGGTCTACCTCGCTTTCGTTTGGGGGTTGATAGGGCTTCGCTCTGTTTGGCTTGAGCGCTTTCTTGTTTGAATTCTTTGGCTTGTTGTTCGCGTATGGTTTTCTCAAGCAGGAATAGTTTGATGTCGGCAGGTTTAAGTGAGAGGTACTTGCGCATGGCGTGGTGCATGGTCATGTACTCACTCTTACGCCTGCTCTCCTCCTGCATGCGTCGTTTGATCTCGTTGTCGTACGTGATCTGAGAGATGTCACCTGCCGCGAGTCGGTTGGCTAGCTCGTTGCGTGTGATCTTACGCAGTGGGGTGCGTGGGGGTCTGCATTGGCGGCAGAGCTTGGAGTCAAGCCACGGCAGACGGTTGCCTAAGAGTCCTTTTGCAATGGCTTGGGCACGTGTTCCGCGATAGCGGAAATGGGAGGTTGGAAACGTGAGATCGCACTTGATGCAGGTGCGTGAGTGGGTTGTTTTGGGGTCTGACATGTCTACTCCTTGACAAAAAGGGCTATTAAATACCAAAAGTGTCCACATTGTCCACTTGGAAGTGGACAGTAGTTTACCCAATAACTACGGGACTTTTAAGCAATTTGTGCCGAATCTTAATCGGAGAAAGTGGACAGTGCTGCGCCCATGTACTGTCGAGAAAGCAGCAAAAGTGTCCAGATGTCCATCAAAATCCAAGAGCTTCGCACCTTGGGCAAAATTTGAGGAAGAAGAGGAAGTGTCTACTTATGCCTACCTAATAATATATATGTATATGTAGATAGACAGACAGACAGATACACGCTTTTGCCCCGTGCCACGGGGCTTTGCGCCTGTCCATGTGGGTGTCCGCGTAGACAAAAAACTGGGGTGCACTGGACACCCCTAAAAATGGGGTACTTCTCCACAACACGTTGTGGAGAAGTGTTGACAGCGGGACGGAATTCCGTCCCAACTAAAGCCAACGTGAGGGTTTGTTTTGGTTAAATCGCCATAGTAGTTTTAGTACTTGGTCGTTGGTGGGTGGCTGAGTGCCACGTTCGAGCTTGCTCTCGCGCTTGTCGTCATGCTTGCCAATTTCCTCCTCGAACTTGGCTTCGAGCATTTGCTTGGCGCTGAGCTTGGTGAATGAGTCGTGCCAGTATGTTGACATGGTATTTCTCCTAAAGTTGTTGGGACGGAATTCCGTCCCGTGTTGGTGATTAGGCTGAGAGAAGCCCAATGAGCTTCTTGAGTTGAGCTTTTGTCAAGCTCTTGCTATCGACGTACTTCTTGCACTGCGTTACAACGTCAGTACTATTTTTGCTTTTGGCTTTGCTTTCGTTTGCATCCCGCACTATGTGGTATGCAAACTTGTCCGAGCCTTGAGCGTAGGCACGTTGCTGTGCCGTGGTACGGTCATCGCGTGAAGTTGCAAGGACGCCTTCGGCCTTGGCTTTGTCAATGTCCAGTGCGCCTTGGATGAAGCTGACCATGAAGTCAACCCGCATCTGCTTACGGACATCCGCCTCGGACTTCGCGTAGGTCTTGGACAAGGCGAGGGTTGCCTGATGAGTAAGGCGACTCTGCTGACCAAGGGCTAAGCCTGCGGCGGCGGCGTTGGTGTAGTTAGACATGGTGTTTCCTTTCGGACGGAAATCCGTCCCATTGATTGACACAGTGTGAAACCTGCGAGAAGCATCGCTGTCTCGCCAAGCCACACAAACAAAAAGCCGGACGGAAATCCGTCCGGCTCACCTATCGAGTCATAGAGCAGACTCGACACTTTCAGTATACGGTGACGACTTTGAGAGAACTGGGCTGTTGCTGTAAAACAGATCAAGCAACGTCGTGTCTGCAACCCCACCTATCCCGTATCCCCCCAGTGCGTCAGGTAGGTGGGGGGGCTTCGTGTGACACTATTTGTCTCCCACACCCCACATTTTTACAAACACAGCCCCTATCAAAATAAATAATAACGCTATAAAAATTTTATAAAATTTCTCTAAAATAATGTCTAATGTTTGACATAAACAAACAAAAAAATTCCCGGCGCAGCCGGGAATAAAGGTCTTTACATGACCAAGGAGAGTAGCATGGATGCCAAGCTACAAAACAGAATATACTACAACACTTGCATTATTGTCAACAAAGAATTATTCTATGCCAAATTAACGAGGTGCCCTTTTCCCTCAACATGTTTGAACATTTGATACAACCATCCATATACGACGACGCGCCTAAATATACGCCCGTTGACAAAGCGTCTGCGCAAGAAGTGCTAGATGCTCAAGTAGCCACGGCAGATTTTTTAGAATCGATAGGTGCAGTTTCTGATGAAGAAGTTGAAGAAAATGCACAACACAAAAGCGCACAGCTTGCGTTTGCTGCAATGGCAGCGGGTGCTTCAACAGAAAAAATAAAAGAAAAATTATTGGCAAATACAACGCCAAGGGCGGTGCGTAATCTTGTAAGCATGTTAACTGCGTATGATTGGGCGTTTGTTGAACAAGCTCGGCAGATGCGCGGATACGCTGTAGCTAAAATTTTAGAAGATACAAAACACCCAGACCCGCGTTACAGATTAAAAGCGTTGGAGATGTTGGGTAAAGTGACTGAAGTAGCGCTATTTACTGAGCGAACAGAAGTTAAAAAGGTTGAGATGTCTGATGAGGAGATTGAATCCAAAATCAAGGCAAAACTTGGTAAATATATGGGCGCTATTGAGGTTGCTGCAACGGAGAAAGTCGTTGAATCTGAGTGATTACGAGGCTGAAGCGCTGCGGCAGATGCTGCCACAGATACCAAAAGCAGAAAAGCTGGAGGTTTTGACGCTTCTTGACGAGTATGATAGGCGTAAATCTCTTAAAAAATCGCGTTCTTCGATGCTTTCTTTTTCGCATCACATATATCCGGGTTTTAAAGAAGGCGCACACCACAGAAAACTAGCAAAAATATTTGAAGATGTGGTGGCAGGACGCAAAAAACGGGTAATTATTAATATTGCGCCGCGTATGGGTAAGTCAGAATTCAGTTCTTATTTGTTTCCTGCGTGGTTTTTAGGGCAGTTTCCAGATAAAAAAATTATTATGGGTACGCACACGGCTTCTTTATCAGAAGATTTTGGTCGGCGTGTTAAAAATTTAGTAAATTCCAATGAATATCAAGAAATTTTTCCAAAAACAGCCCTTGCAGAAGATCAAAAAGCCGCCGGAAAATGGTCTACCGGAGCCGGAGGTCAATATTATGCTGTTGGTGTGGGCGGGGCTTTGGCTGGGCGTGGTGCTGATTTGTTTGTTATTGACGATCCTCATTCTGAGCAAGACATAAAAGCTAATTCAAGGTTAACTTTTGATCAAGCATGGTCGTGGTTTCAAACAGGACCGCTACAACGGTTAATGCCGGGAGGAGCGATCATAGTTATTATGACTCGTTGGAGTTTAATTGACTTAACGGGTAAATTACTTGATTATCAAATTAAAAATCCTGAATCAGACCCGTGGGAATTGGTTGAATTACCTGCAATACTAAACGAAAATGAAAATAATGAAAAATCATTATGGCCCGAACAATGGCCCCTCGATCAATTAAAAGCTAAAAAAGCAGCAATGGACCCGCGCTATTGGCAAGCGCAGTATATGCAGCAGCCAACAAGTGATGCGGCAGCAGTCATTCAACGTAATATGTGGAGAGTGTGGGAACATGAAGACCCACCGCGCTGCGAATATATTATTCAATCTTGGGATACGGCGCATGAAACTAAAACATCTTCAGATTATACTGCGTGCACAACATGGGGTATCTGGTATAACGACGAAGATGGCGGTGCACCTAATTTAATATTAATTGATGCATTTAAAGCGCGTATGAATTTTCCTGTATTAAAAGAACGCGCCTTAGAGATGTACAAGGAATATGAACCTGATGCGGTGATCATAGAAAAGAAAGCAGCAGGGGCACCACTTATACAAGAAATGCGGCGTGTAGGGGTGCCAATACAGGAGTTCAGCCCTTCAAGGGGTAACGATAAGCACGTTCGTGTTAATTCAGTTGCTGATATATTTGCAAGTGGTAAAGTTTGGGCACCAGACACACGGTGGGCTAGGGAAGTTATTGAAGAAGTCGCTGCGTTTCCTGTTGGCGAGCATGACGACTACGTAGATACAATGACGCAAGCGTTGCTGCGTTTCAGGCAAGGTGGGTTTATTTCGCTACCGTCTGATGAACCAGACGATATACGCTATTTTCGGGGCTTTCGTGGGCAAAAACGAGGTTACTATTTAGGATAAATTATGAAATACGATCTCAAAACTCGGGAATATCTTAGAGACGAACAACTTCCCAGTTCAGAAGAATATACATCAATTTCAAAACGACAACTCCCATCCACTGCGGCAGGGCTTCCGGGGCTGTTGGTGCGGGAAATGCCTTTTCTAGAAGATTCAAATGTTTCGGGATTTGTGCTTTCCAACCCGCGAAACATACCGGAAAATCGCAAACTACAGCAAAACGTATTTGTACGTCCTAGTGCATCGGACGCAACAATTGCTCATGAGATTGAGCATTTACTAGCCAGACAGAATCTAGGAGAAGGTAGTTCAGTTAACCAAAAATTTGATGAATTGATTGGAGATAAAGACGGTAAAGTAAAACGAAGCATGTTTGTATCAAATGCTATAAAATCCCTTCCGTATTTGGAAGAAAAATATGGGCTTGTAAAAAACGCTTATTTTGATCCTGTTGCTATGCGAGCAATGACAGGAAACGACTTTGGTGTTGGGTTTTACGAAATATTAGCGTCTTTGGCTGGTCTTGAATCTTCTAAAAATGTTGATTTAACTAAAGACCCAGTACTTAGAAAAACATTATTTGCCGATAAAGATGTGCGGGAAACATACAACGCGCTAACAGGACTGCGTCAGACTAGGCTAGACCCAAGAGATATTGCACCATATACTCGGGTAAAAGAAAAAGAAAAAGAAGAAAGCACCATGCAGAAAATTAAATCAAAATTAGGATTTTCTTGGGGCGGGCATATTCCGCAAGCTGGAAATAACAAGCTAATTTAGGATAAAAAATGGCTATTGATAAAGCACTGTACGCAGCACCCCAAGGAATTGACAGCCTTTCAACCGAAGAAGCTCCTATTGAGATTGAAATTGTTAATCCAGAAGGCGTGTCAATTGGTATTGATGGGGTTGAGATTGATCTGATGCCAGAAAGCGGTAAAGAAGAAGAGGAGTTTGACTCTAATCTTGCCGACTACATGGATGACTCAGAGCTTCAAAAAATTGCTGGCGACATTATGGAGTTAGTTGAAGCAGACATTAACTCCCGCAAAGATTGGGTTGATACTTATGTTAAGGGGCTTGATGTTCTTGGGTTGCGCTATGACAACGTGACAGAGCCTTGGGATGGTGCTTGTGGTGTGTTCTCCACACTGCTTACCGAAGCTGCAATTCGCTTCCAGAGCGAATCTATTATGGAGACTTTCCCCGCTGATGGGCCTGTAAAAACTAATATTATTGGCGCATCCAGTCCTGAAATTGAAGAAGCAGCTAAGCGTGTTGAAGCTGATATGAACTATCAGCTAACAGACAAAATGCCTGAGTATCGTTCTGAGCATGAACGTGCGTTATGGGGTGTGGCGCTAGCCGGTTCATCATTCAAAAAAGTCTATTACGACCCATCACTTGGGCGGCAGGTGTCCTTCTATATACCCGCCGAGGACATAATCCTACCGTACGGCGTAACAAACATCAGACGTACAGACCGCCTCACGCATGTGATGCGAAAAACTAAAAATGATATTAAACGTTTGCAAGTCAGCGGTTTTTATTGTGACGTAGATATTGGTGAACCCTACGCTAACCAGACTGATATTGAAAAAGCCAAGGCACAAAAAGAAGGTGTTGAGCAAACCAAAGATGAGCGGTATCAGATATACGAAGTGCATATTGAGTATGACTTGCCCGGATACGAAGAAGATTTACCGTTGCCCTATGTCATTACCATTGATAAGGGGACTAATAAGGTTTTAGCAATTCGTCGCAATTATAAAGAAGACGACCCACGCAAAGCAGCAAGACAACACTTTGTACACTACATGTATGTTCCCGGCTTTGGGGCTTATGGCTTTGGGTTGATACATATTATTGGTGGCTACGCCACAGCAGGCACCATGCTGATTCGTCAGTTGGTTGACGCGGGTTCTTTATCTAATCTTCCGGGTGGTTTGAAATCCAGAGGTCTGCGTATCAAAGGTGACGATACGCCGATTGCTCCCGGTGAATGGAGAGATGTGGATGTTCCGGGCGGTGTAATCAGAGACAACATCTTACCGTTGCCATATAAAGAACCAAGCCAAGTTCTTCTTGCTTTGTTAAATCAGATCACCGAAGAAGCGCGAAGACTCAGTGGTATGGCTGATATGAAAGTCAGCGATATGTCGAGTCAGGCTCCGGTGGGTACCACCCTAGCCCTCTTAGAGCGTCAGTTAAAAACAATGGGTGCAGTACAAGCTCGCATCCATGCAGCGATGAAAGAAGAGTTTAAGCTGCTAAAAGAAATTATCAGGGAATACACTGGCCCAGATTACAGTTATGTACCCCAAGATGGCACACCACAGGTTAAAGCTGAGGACTACGATGTAATTGAAGTAATCCCTGTGTCCGACCCTAACGCTTCAACAATGGCTCAACGGGTTGTGCAATACCAAGCTGCCTTACAGCTTGCTCAGGGTGCGCCTCAGCTTTACGACCTCCCACGGCTTCACAGGCAGATGCTTGACGTACTTGGTATTCCTAACGCTGACAAACTTGTGCCGCTGCCTGACGATCAAAAGCCTAAAGATCCAATCACTGAAAATATGAACGTGCTTAAAGGCACACCGCTGAAAGCGTTTATTTATCAGGATCATCAGGCGCATATCACAACGCATATGACCTTTTTGCAAGACCCAAGCATTATGCAGACTATTGGGCAAAACCCGATGGCGCAGCAGATGCAGGCTGCAATGATGGCTCACGTTGCTGAGCATTTAGGATTTAGATATAGGCAAGAGATTGAACAGCGTGTGGGTGCACCGCTACCGGGACCGGAGCAAGATATTTCTGAAGCCGAAGAACTTGCAATGGCTAAATATGTGGCAGAAGCAGCGCAACAAGTGTTGCAAATTCATCAAGCCCAAGCTGCTCAACAACAAGCTCAAGCAATTGCTCAAGATCCTCTGGTTCAGATGCAGCAACAAGAACTTCAGATTAAAGGTATGGAGCAGCAGCGCAAAGCTGCTAAGGATCAAGCCGACGTTGCGCTTGCACAAGGCCGACTGCAAAACGAGAAAGAACGTATACAGCTTGAAGCACAGAAAGAAAACATTCGACTGCAAAGCCAAGATAAACGGGATGATAAAAAGATCCAAGCCGACTTACTTAAATCTGCAATGAAGCGGGGTAACCAATAATGGCAAATGAACGGATGATACTTGACCATTTATTTAATAAATTAAAAGAACGCGAACGTGAAGTAAGTGAGTCTATTGCCGAAGGTGGATGTAAAGATTTTGCTGAATATAGGAATTTGTGTGGCGTTATCCAAGGTCTGCGCCGTGCAAGAATAGAAGTTCAAGACCTTGTGCAACGGTATGAGGAATTTGAGAATGACTGAACTAGAAGAAGCGCAGGAAAAAGCTAAACAATTGCCGCATGTTAAAGGGTATAAAATTTTATGCGCCCTACCAACAATTGAAAACAAGTTTGACAGCGGTATTATTAAAGCTGATGCAACATTAAAGTACGAAGAGTTATTAAGCAACGTGCTTTTTGTCGTATCACTGGGTGATATGGCTTACGCTGATAAGAATCGTTTTCCAACAGGACCGTGGTGCAAACCGGGGGATCTTGTGATTACTCGCGCTAATACAGGCACAAGACTTAAAATTCACGACCGTGAATTTAGGATTATTAACGATGATTCCGTTGAAGCGGTGGTCGAAGACCCCCGTGGTATCCAACGTGCATGAGGTGAAATATGGATCAAACTGAATTTAAATTCCCTGATGAAAAAGCTTCTGAACAAACAAAACAGGCTAAGGA